AGGCACCAGCGGCAGCACCCTTGCCAGCCTGGCGCGCGACTGCAAAACCGATGTGCTGGCCACGGCAGCCAACCAGACCACCAGCAGCGAGACCTGGACAACCACTGGCCTGACGACGCCAGTCAAGCAAAAGCTCAGCGTCACGTTCACGCCGCAGGAAGAGGGCGCGCTGATTGCTCGGGTGGTGGTGGCCAAGGCATCCACTACGGTCTACGCCGACCCTCCCCGGAAGGTCTAAGCGATGGCTCTCTTCCTGGTCCCCGGCTTCGGGTTCGTTGATGACGGCGCCAGCGGTGTCACGCTGGTGCCGGGCTTCGGGTTTGTCAATGTGCCGTCTGGTGGTGGTTCGACAACCCCCGTTCAACAGGACTTTTCCGCGAGCTACACTGTTGTCGGATCGGTGTGGTCTGACCTAGCCGCCTCTTTCAACATCGGCGATTCGGTCACTTCCGACTTCACGGCGTCGTACTCGATCAAGACTGCCGCGCAGCAAGACCTTGCGGTCAACTACAACATTCTCGGTACAGCCGGCGTCGCGCTGAACGTCGACCCTGACCACGTACTGCGCAACAACACGACTTCGGTCTGGGCGAACACTGAGTTCAAGCTGACGTTCTATCGCGCTGACACCGATGCGTTCGTTGTCAACAAGACCGTCACCACCAACGCCAGTGGCCTGCTCGGTGTGGTTTCCGACGTGGCTTTGACTGCAGGCGTCAACTACGACATCAAGATCAAGCGCACGGCAAACCCCGCCGACATGGGCCTGTTCAACGCGACGGCGGCGTAAATGGCAATTCGCGTTGATTCAACGTCGTTCGCCGGCACAGGCATCTGTGTCGGCGGCACGGGCCTCGGTGTAAAGGGCTCGGTCATCCGCGCGACCACGGCGACGGGTACTTACGGGTCCGGTCTGCTGTATGACGACTGGGACGATTCGAGCGACGACAACAAGGAGCTGCGGGCGTTCATCACGAGCTGGCCCGCGGGGCTGACGCTGTTCGTCCACGAAGACGGCAGCTTCGCCGCCAGTGGTGCAGACGGCAGTTACACGATCGGCTACCGGCTCGACAAGGATGGCGTTTCGCAGGGGACCACCAGCGAGACGGTCAACATCGGCGCGCTGACCGCAACGTCCGACCTAGTGGCGAGCTACGACATCCGTGCGGCCGCGCAGAAGGATCTCAGCGCAAGCTTCTCGATCTCGCAGTACGTTCAGCAGGATCTGGCCGCAGCCTACTCCCTGCGCGCGGCTGTCTCGGCAGACTTGCTCGCCACCTTCGATGTCGAAGTGGCCGGCACGGTGTCGGCCGATCTGATCGCCGTCTACGTCGTGCGCGAGGCCATCGCAAGCGACATGCCCGCGGCGTACAGCCTGTTGGCGGCCGTGCAGAAAGACCTCGCGGCCGAGTTTGCGATCAAGACCGGCGTGCAGGCTGATCTTGAGGGCGCATGGTCGGTGCTCGGGTCGGCCCAGGCCGATCTCAGCGCGTCGTGGGCTGTCGCGGGGTCGGTGTCCAAGGATCTGACGGCAACCTATCAGGTCTTCGCGAGTTCCGGCGGGGGAGGTGCCTCGGTCGAGGAAATCTGGGCACATGTTCTGCCGAACGGCATGTCGGCCCAGGACACGCTCGTTGCGTTGCACGCCATGGTGATCGACCTGTACCGAATCCACGGCCTGCAGCCGGGCACCCCGCTGGTGGTGACGCCCACGTCGCGGCAGGCCGGCGCGGTGGAGCAGACCGTGAGCAAGGTCGGCGATACGGTGACGGTCGAGCGTGTGTGATGGAACTGGACCCGCTCTCGATTGCCTTGCAGGGGGTTGGCTACGACCCTCTGCGCATGGCGCTGCAGGGCTTCGTGGTGGGCCAGGAGCCCGAGCCGCCTGTGCAGTTTTTCGGAGGCGGGTCAGGTCGGCGCAAGCGTCGGCGGGACAATGACGACGACGAGTTCCTGCTGCTGACGGTTCTGTAAGAAATCGTGGCGCAGGCGCCTAGACCGCACAGTCCCCAGAATCGCGCCCAATTCAATCAACAGGACGCTCAGGGACTCGTTCATGAGGTGAATGTGATGAGCCTGAAGCGTAAATGGATGACCCGACTCCTCGTTGCCGTGAACGCCCTGGTGGCGTGCGCGCTGCTACTTCTCGCGCCTGACAGCCATCTAGCGCAAGCGATCCACGCGACAGGTTTGTTTGGCGACATTGCCGTGTCGGCGCTGATTTTTGTCGGCGCTTGGGCGATGGTGGACACGGTAATCAACGATCTGCTGCCAGCGCGATATGTCCTGGAGTGCGCGCTACGCTATCGGCACACGATTTACCTGTTCATCAGCCTCGGCTGTTTGAGCATGATCTTTGTGATTGTGAAAACTCATGGCACCGTAGAGACGCTTGCCTACTACGGGCTCGTTGCGATGGCGGCGTTCACGGTCGCGGTGATGGATATACGAGACCGAATGAAGGGATACCCTCGATGAGCGCACAAAACCTACTTCGCGCGATCTACGTTTTTCTAGCGATTCTCTGGCCAACGCTTACCTTTGCGGCGGCCTCGACCTTCGGCTCTACGTTTGAAGGCGTCGGTTTCGCCGCGTGGATGATGGTCGTCGTCCTGTCCACGGTGGCGGGCCTGACCGCGCTGCTGAACCGTATCGGCACGGAGCTGAACGAGGGCTCGGAGGACGGCCACCACCTACCGAAGCTCTGGCTGTTCGTGGCCGCCAACCTGTTCGGCTCGTGGCTCACGGGCCTGTTCTTCTTCCTGATCTGCGAGCACTTCGACGTGCCCGACTTCCTTGAGGCAGCCGCCGTGATTGGCGCTTCGTATGTCGGCGCGCGACTGATCGAACGCACGATGGAAGGTCTGGTGGACAAGGCGCTCGACAAACTCGCGCTTATCTTCGGCACGCAGCCGTCGCGCGCAGAGCACCGGCCGAGTCGCTTTCGCGATGACGACGACCCGCGCCCGGGGCGTTTCTGAGTTGCGAAATCGTGCCGCAGGCACTTGACAAACCCGCGGCTTACATTGCCGCCTGAATTACGAGGATCGCACATGCGCCCCTGCTACATTTTCAACGTCGCCAGCGACACCGAAGCCACTCTCGACATCTACGACGAGATCGGCTTCTGGGGCGTGCAGGCGAAGGATTTCGTCGATCAACTCCGCGGTGTGAAAGCCAAGGTGTTGAACGTCGAAATCAACTCGCCCGGTGGTGACGTGTTCGCCGGCCTCGCGATCTACAACGCCCTGCGTGCCAGCGGCAAAGAGATCGTCGTAAAGGTCATGGGCATGGCCGCCAGCGCCGCCTCGCTGATCGCGATGGCCGGCGACAAGATCGTCATGCCGAAGAATAGCTTCATGATGGTTCACAACCCGTGGTCGTTCGCCATGGGCAACGCCGACGAGTTGCGACAGACCGCAGCGACGCTGGACAAGATCGGCGGTGCGTTGCTGGAGACCTACGCCAGCAAGACCGGTCTGGGCGAAGACGAGCTGAAGACCATGCTCGCGACCGACACCTGGATGACCGCCGACGAGGCGCTGGAGAAGGGCTTCGCGACCGAGGTGGTGGACGAGATCAAGGTCAACGCCAAGTTCGATCTGGACCGCGCGGATCTGCCCGAAGGTGTGAAGGTGGCCTACATGGCTGCCATCAAGCCCCAGGTCAGCACCGAAGAAGCGTCGCCGGCTGTCGAGGTCGAAGCGCCTGCCGCCGAGACCCCCGAAGCTGAGCAGATCCAGGCGCTCGCCAAGGCTCATGACATGGGCGACTTCGCCGCTGTCTGGGCTGTGGCCGGCATGAGCCTCGACGACGTGCGCACCCGCATAAAGGAAGCGCGCGAGATCAAGGCCCTGGCCGTGGTGGCCGGTGCGGGTGTCGAGAAGGCCAACGCAGCCATCAAGGCCGGCACGAGCCTGAAGGACTTCCGCGCCTCGCTGGTGCAGGCCATGGCCGAAGCTGACGAGGACACCAACAGCACGGCACCGTCGAAGGACTCGACGATGCAACTCAATTCGACGACCGGCTCCAGCGGGAATCCCCCGGTCAACTCGAAGTCGATCTGGGATTCCCACCGCAAGCAAACTGCACGTTAACAAGGAGTCATCATGCCCGTTGCAGGACACCTCTACGACAAGGGCCCGCGCGTCCGTCCCTTCCTCCTGTCGGAAGCGTCGAACACGCGCAGCCGCGATGTCGCCACCATCACCGTCGCGGGCACCGCGATTCAGTCGGGCACGCTGCTCGGCAAGGTCACGGCAACCGGCAAGCTGGTCGCCTACTCCAACGCCGCGTCGAACGGCTCGGAGACCTGTGTCGGCATCCTGTACGAGTCGACCGACGCCATCACGGGTGACGTGAAGAAGGTCATCATCAATGCGGACGCCGAGGTGAACCGCTTCGAGCTGACCGGCCTGGACAGCGCCGGTGAGGCCGATCTGCTCGCCCTGGGCATCAAGGTCCGCGGCAAGACCGGCTCCCTGACCATCGACACCCCGGCTCTCTGAGCCCTGCCATAACGACTCAGGAGCATTGAAACATGGCAACATTTGACATCTTCAACGACAACGCTTTCAGCTTGTCGCAACTCACGCAGACCATCGTGGATCTGCCTCGCGTGCCGACCATGCTCGGTGACATGGGTCTGTTCCGCGAGTACGGCATCAACACGCCCACCATGATGATCGAGCGCACCGGCTCGAAGCTGAATTTGGTGCCGGCGCAGCCGCGTCACTCGCCCGGCAACACGATCCAGACCAAGGATCGCAAGCTGATCCCGGTGGCCGGCGTGCATCTGCCGCAGCAGGACTTTATCCCGGCTGACGTGGTGTACGGCGTGCGCGCCTTCGGCAGCGAGACCGAAGTGCAGTCGATGCAGACCGTGGTCAACGACCGCCTTGGCATCATGAAGGGCAACATCGACCTGACGCTGGAGTGGCAGCGCATCGGCGCGCTGAAGGGCATCGTCCTGGATGCCGATGGCACCACCCAACTGCAGAACATGTACACCCTGTTCGGCTTCAGCCAGGAGACGAAGTTCTTCAACATCGCGACCTCCAACTCGGCGTCCGACCCGAAGGCCAACTCGATTGCGCTGAAGCGCGCCATGCGCGCCAAGCTGGGTGGCCGCAGCTTCACCCGCGTTCGCGTGTTGTGCTCAGAAGGCTTCTTCGACAAGCTGGTGGGCCACGACAACATGAAGGCCGCCTGGGAGCGCTGGCAAGAAGGTGCGTTCCTGCGCACCGACCAGAGCACCACCGACTTTGAGTTTGCCGGTGTGATCTACACCGTCTACGAAGGCAAGGTCGGCGCGACGGACGTGATCGAGGACGGCTTCGCCTATGCCTTCCCCGAGGGCGTGCCCAACATGTTCCAAATGGCCTTCTGCCCGGCGAATTACATCGAGACCGTGAACACCAACGGCGCTCCGTACTACGCCAAGCAGTACGCCACTCAGAACAACAGCGGCATCCATCTGGAATCGCAGTCGAACCCGATCGCCCTGAACACCCTGCCCGAAGCGGTGTTCAAGGTCTCGGCCGCCGCGAGCTGATCGCCGAATGCTTGACCACTTCCGTCAAGCAGTAGCAGACGCGCTCTCCCTTCACGGGGAGAGCGCTCTGTTGCGAGGCACCGAGCCTTGCCAAGTGGCCGTCGAACGAGGCGTCCAGTTGGCAGGACTTGACACGGAATACGAGACGGCGCGCGACACGCGCAATGCCGTCTACACGCGCGACATCGCAACCATCGACAGCCTGCTGAGCCCGAAGAAGGGTGACGCGCTCACGATCGGCACGGAGGACTACGTGCTCGATGTGAAGGTCGACGACTCGGGCGCCTACGCCCGCTTCATTCTGGTGAAGGTGTGATGTGCGGATCGAGTTCGCACTGCGCGACCTGGAGAAGTTCGGGCTCGACCTGAACAAGCTCTCCCCGGAAGAACTCGGCGCCACGATGGTCGTCGAGTTGAACCGGGTCGGCAAAGACGCCTACGAGCTGAGCCGCAAGACCATCCTGCGCGGTGTTGGGCTGACTGACGCCTACGTCAGTCGCAAGATGGATACGGTCGAGGCGACCAAGCAGATCCCGACCTTCCAAATCGTCGCGGCGCGCAAAAAGGGCTTTGAGACCGGCCTGGGGCACTACGGCGCGATGCCGCTGACCAAGCGCGTGCGCTGGCCCGATCCGATCGAAGGCATGAAGATCGGGCCGTACCCATGGGGCATGTACACCCCGCGCAAGGACGACGAAAAGCCGGCCGGCGCGTCGGTCGAGGTCGTGCGTGGCTCGCGCAAGAACCTGCTGAACGCATTCAGCATCCCCGGCAAGGTCGACAGCGAGGGTAGCCCAATCCTGTTCGTCGGTCGTGGCGGCCGGAGTGGCAGCAAGGTCGAGAACACCGATCGCCAAGGGCGCAAGGTCGGCCGGCAGAAGATCCGCCGCCTGCTCGGCCCGGCCGTCTACCAACTCTTCCGCACCACCATCCCGCTGGTGCGCGACGAGATCGAACAAGACCTCGAAGCCGCTGTCGTGCGCGCGGCCGAGGAGTACATGAACGAGGCATTCCAGTGACCACCTACACCAAGAGCGCCGAAGTTGCAGGCGAACTCGCGGCGCGCATGGCGACCATCCTGCTCGCCAGCGGTTGCGAGACCGACATCGGTCGTGACGTTCGAGAAGGGCGTAGCAAGGTGCCCGCGGACGACGAGCCTCCGTGCATCCAGATCATCGAGGGAGCTGATGAGGTTGACGACGAAGCAGGGCGCACGCGCACCGCGCAAGTCAAGGTGTCGCAGGACTACGTGATCGACGCCTACGACAAGTGCGACCCGAACAACCCCAACGTGCAAGCACACAAGATGATCCGCGATATCAAGCGCGCGGTTTTCAAAGGCGGCGACCGCACCTGGGGCGGCAAGGTTTTCTCGGTCAGTTATCTCGGCAAAGACATCGGCCCGCGTCCTGACGGCGCTGCGTTCGTGCAGGCGCGCGTGATGATCCGAGTGAGCTTCGCGGAAGACCTCTCAAACCCGTGACCGAAATCGTGCCGCAGGCTCAAGCAGATTGCGAGCGGCACACTCCGACCTTGAAATCTGCTGTCTGCCGCTGAGTCGGCAACCCTCTGGAGAAACACATGGCTGCACGCGGCTTCCTCGGTTCCGGCGACCTCTACATCGCCCGCATGGTCAACGGCGTCTTCGGCGCCTACCAAGGCCCCTACGAGTGCTCGAAGTTCGAGATGAAACCGAACGTCGAGCTGAAGGAAATGACCTCCAAGGGTCGCAGCACCTACGGTCAGGTGATCGAGACCGCCGCCATCCCGCAGCCGGCCGACCTGACGGTGGATCTGCCCGAAGTGAACAAGGAATCGCTGGCGATTGCCTTGCTGGGCACCACTGCCGCTGTGAGCCAGACCGCCGGCACCATCACCGACGAGAGCGTCACCATCACGGCCAAGGACACTTGGTATGCGCTGAGCAAGGCGTGGTTCACCACCATCACCGCCAAGGACGCCACCGACGCCGCCCTGGTTGAAGGCACCGATTTCATCGTCGACAAAGACCTGGGCTGGATCAAGGTGCTGACCGGCTCCTCGCTGGTGACGGCTGGTGAGGTCATCAAGGTCTCGGGCACCTATAAGTCGGCCACCGGCACCGAGATCAAGGCCATGACCGACGCCCAGCTCCGCGCTCGCTTCAAGCTGGTGGGCAAGAACTTCGCGGACAACCTGCCCTACGTCGTGACGGTCCACGAGGCGGTGATCGCCGCCGACTCGGCCTTCGACTTCCTGCAGGACGACTTCGCCAGCATCTCGCTGCCGGGCCGCATGAAGACCCCGACCGGCTTCACCGAGCCTGCCACGGTCGTCCAGATGTCCTCGGTGTCCTGATCGAGAGCAAACTGGCCGGGCGGGACTGAAAGCCCGCTACCCGAACCCGCCATGTCCTCCCGAGGCTTGGCGGGTTTTTCATTTCAGGGTCCACGATGGCAACCAACAATCGCGACGTGAAGATGACCCTCAGCGTGGAGACGCTGGGGGCCGAGGACATCAAGAAGCTCCAGGCGAGCGTGCTCAGCCTCGCCAAAGAGGCGGGCGACGCGGCGCCGGAGTTCGAGAAGCTGGCCGCCGAGATCGGCCAACTCGGCTCGCAGGCCGACGCGCTGCGCTCGTTCGAGACTCTGGCCGCGAAGGTCACGGAAGCCGCCCAGGCGCAGGAGCAGGCCGCCGCCAAGGCTGCGGATCTGAAGGCCAAGTACGACCAGCTCCAGGGCTCGACGGACGAGGCGCGTGCGCGTCAGGAAGCCGCCACGAAGGCGTGGCTCGATGCGCGCAGCAACCTGGACCAGCTCACCGCCGATCTGCGCACGCTGCGCCAGACAACCGACAGCGCTGCGAAGTCCACCGACGAGTACAAGCAGGCGGTTCGCGACAGCCAGCAGGCCCAGGCCGACCAGACGGCGCGCGTGCGCGAGCTGAACGAGGCTCGCAAGATCGCGAACCGGGAACTCACGGAAGCCGAGGCGGCCGAGCGACGCGCCGCCCGCGCGTCCGAGCAGTCGGCCGACGCCGCCGAGCGCAACCAGCGCGCCCTGGCCGCCCAGCAGACCGAGCTGAAGAAGCTCGGTGACGAACTCGACGCCCTGGGGCTCAGCAGCCAGAACGTCGCGGCCTCGCAGGCACAACTGCTGCAGGCGGTCAACGCCACCGGCCGGGCCGCGCAGCAGGCGGCTGATGCGGCGCGTGAGTCGGCGCGTGTGCAGGCTGAGTCGGCGGAGATTCGCGCTCGCTGGGCGAAGGAGGCCGCCGAAGAAGATCGGCTGGCTGCGTTGCAGTCGCAGGCTCTCGCTCGTCAACGCGCCCAGGCCGCCGCTGAAGAACAGGGCATCCTCCGCGACGCAGAGAGCGCCCGGAAGAAGGCATACGCGGATCGGGTTGCCGCACTGGAACGACTCGCGCAGATGCAGCGCGACTTCGACGCGGACGGTGCTGCGCGGGAGCAGGCACGCACCGCTGAAAGCCTCGCGCGAGCGCAAGCGGCCTTGGACGCCGAGACTGCGGCCACCCGGGCGGCGTATGAACAGCGAGAGGCCCTGGCCCGCGAGAGTGCTCGACAAACCGAGGCAGCCGCACGCCAGTCCGCGCAGGCCCTGGCCGACGCCTTCGGCAGCATCGGCATCCGCAACGTGCAAGAGGTGAACGGGGAGATCGAGCAGGTTCGTCGCTCGATGCAGCTCGTCGCTCAGCAGTCGGGTCTTACCGGCTCGGCTCTAGCCGAAGCTATGAGCCGAGGCACGGCGCGCATCAACGAGCTGCAGCGTGAGGTGCGCGAGCTGAGCGGGCAGTTGACGATCGCGGATCGAGCTGCAGACTTGTTCAAGAACTCGATGGGGCAAATTGCCGCGGGCAATCTGATCGCGGACGCGATTGGTTCGATCATCGAGAAAGTCAAAGACATGGGTCGGCAGTTCTTCACTGCCAACATCGAAATCGAGCGGCTGACTCGAACGATGACCCTTGTCACGGGGAGCAGCGAGGCCGCCGCCGAGAAAATTAAATTTCTCCGAGACACGGCGAATCTCGCCGGTCAATCGGTCGGAGAAATCACTGACTCTTTCATTCGCTTTCAGGCGTCGGCGCTTGCTGCGGGGATTTCCAGCGAGCGCGTTGACACGATCTTCAAACAGGTTGCGGTATCTGGCGGAAAGCTCGGCCTGACATCGGAACAGGTCAGTGGCTCCCTTGAGGCGCTAAGCCAAATCGCTGGCAAAGGAACCCTGTCGCTCGAAGAATTGCGTGGGCAACTCGGCGACCGACTGCCCGGTGCCGTTGCGATTGCAGCCAAGGGTTTCGGCTATACGACCGACGAACTCGGGAAATTCATCAAGCAGGTCGAGTCCGGTAAGGTCGGCGCCGACGAGTTCTTCCAAGCGTTCATCAAGGGTCTGGAAGACTTCGCCGGTTCGACGAACGAGAAGGTCGGCGGTCTTCTGGCTGCGTACAACCGTCTCGGAAATGCGTTCAAGCAACTAGCGCAGGAGGCCAAGGACAGCCAGTTCTTGCAGATCCTTACGACGGGGATGGACTCGCTGGCGAGCAATCTGCGTAACGTCGTCGATCTTGTTTTCTCACTCGGCAAGGCGTTCGTCGCCGTTAAGGTCGTACAGTCGATTCAGGCAATCCAACTGGCCGGTGTTACAGCTTCGGCGACCCTTAGCACGGCCTTCGCGACTCTCCGCACTGCGGCCTCTACCGCATGGGCTGCAGTCGGCGGCCCTCTGGGGCTCGCAGCGGTGGTGGCGGTGAATGCAAAAGAGATCGGGACGTGGCTCGGGGAGGCTGTTGCACGCATTCAGGGCTATGGGAAGGCCATCGACGCGCTGGCAAAGCAAGAGGAGGAATGGGCGCGTAAACAGGAGGAGAACGCAAAGGCTCGCGCTCGTGCTGAGGCCGAGCGTTCGGCTTCCGACGCCAAAGCACTGCGCAGCGCAAGCGAGGCTCGCGCCGCCGCCGAAGCGAATCTGACCGTAACTGAGAAGGGCACCAAGTCCGCCGAGGAGCAAGCCAAGGCTATTAAACAACTCTCGGAGATCACCGACATTCAGTCCGAGAAGCTGCGACTGAGCATTCAGGCGAGCGAGGTTGTTCTAGAGGCTAAGGAACGCGAGGTGGCTGCGAGCCAGCGTTTCGTGCGGTCTATCGAGGACGAGCTTGCGGCCATCGAGAAGCGCCGTGATGCGAACGGAAAGCTGTCAGGGGCTCTAGAAGAACAACGAAAGAAGACTCAGGAACTGCTCAACCAGAAGCGGGAGATGCTTGCGCGGACCAACGAAGAGGTCGAGGCCGCCAAGTCGGAGGTTCTTGCGCGAGAAACAGCTTCGGAAGCCTACAAAGATAATTCAAAACGAGTCGAAGAACTTCGACTGAAGTACGAAGAGGCTCGTCGTGCGTATGAGGCGATGGCTAAGAGCGGTGCCGCGAGCAACGAGCAACTGGCGGCAGCGGCTCGAAATGTAGCGAATGCCACAACGCTATATCGGGATTCGCTCAAGGATCTGGAAGCCCTTCAAGCGCGCATATTCGAGCAGACCAAGGATAAAGCGACCCTCCTGGCGGATCTCCGTCAGAAGTACATTGATGCGCAAGCTGCCTATAAAGCGCTTGCTACTAGCGGTACGGCAGATGCGCAGCAACTAGAAGAAGCACAGAAACGACTGAACGCGGTTCAGAAGCAATACAACGAGGCGCTTGAGAAATCACAAGAAAAGCTCAAGCTCGTCACCGACACCAAGCTGTCGGAAATCTCGGTCACTAAGGCAACCCTGCAAGTTGCGCTAGAAGAGGCGCGGTCTCAGGAAGCGTTTGCTCGCGCTAAGGGTGACGAGAAAGCTGTTCGTCAGGCGGTAATTCGCCAGAAAGAAATCGAACTCGAACTCACGAAGCTGGAGATCCAGTCCCAGCGACTCGCAGCCGAAGGTTCGATCGCGGTCGCAAAAGCGAAGATGGCTGAGTTGCAAGCCCTGGACCAACTGACCCCTGCGAAGAAGCTGGAGCTAGAAACGACGATCAAGCTCGCCGAAGTCCAGTTGCGGATGGCGAACGTGCGTGAGAACAGCACTCGGTTGCTGCAAGATCAGATCAACGCGCTGCGCTCGAACAAAGAAGTGCTGGACGGCGAAAAGAACGCCGTAGACAAGAACACGGAAAGCTGGGCCAAGAACGTCAAGGAGCGCGAGAAGGCCATCCAACTCGCCAAGGCTGCTAAGGGCGAGTTTGCTTACGACGAGCAGGGCTACCGCATGAACGCGGACGGGAGCCGCGCGAGCTACGAATTGCCGTCCGAAGTTCTGAAGACGAACGACTGGATGAGCAACATGGACTCGCGCACGGGTCTACCGGTCGTTCCGTGGGATGAGTGGTTGAAAAAGCGTGGCGTTGGCGGCGACATGCGAGCGCCGCTGAACCCGTCCTACGCTCAGCGGGGGTTGTCGGTGGCAGATGCCAACAAGGAGCGGGCAGCGGCGATGCAGCAGCCTGCACCTTCGCAACCGCCCCCCGCAGGCGTCACAAACCTGATTCCGCGGCCGGAGGGTATGCGTGTTGGCGAGACGCTGGATGAGTTCATCGCCCGCGTCTATCCAGGTTCCACGCTGCAAGACGGAACTCAATTTACGACACCTCCGCGCTCTGGCATGCCGGGGCCTGACATCCCCCCGCCGAAACCGGCAGTTTCGTCAGCCCCACGCACCATCAACATCAACCTCGGCGGAAAACAGACCTCGATCAACGTCGCGTCACAGCAAGACGAGAACGCCCTGATCGCACTTCTCCAACAACTCGAAGGCGCGGCCGGTCGCGCCGGAGGCTGATAAATGGCAATCACGCTGTCGGACGGAATCACCACCGTCAACCTGCACGAAGACCTCTACTGGGAGGACGAGTTCACCTGGAATCCAGTCGAGCAGTCGGCCGAGCGCACGGTGACTGGTGCACTCATCGTCGAGGTTAACACGCGCATCTCCGGGCGACCGATCACGCTGCGCCCGGAGAATGAGTTCAGCGCTTGGATGGCCCGGAGTGTTGTTGAGCAACTGCGAAATTGGGCCGCAGTACCAGGCAAAACGCTCACCCTTACACTGCGCGGAACCGCTCGGACGGTGATGTTCCGGCACCAGGAAGGCCCGGCTGTAGAGCCGACGCCAGTGATCCACTACAACGACACCGCCGCCGAGGACCGCTACACGGTCACGGTGCGGCTGATGGAAGTCCAGGTATGACCATCCTCAAGGGTGACATCAAGCTCGTCGCTTCGACCGTGATGGACGACGTTGACGAGGGCGGCGGCCCGCCGTCGTCGCACGTCATCAACGACCAGAACTCGAACGAAATCTTCAACGACATCAGCGAGCTTGACCGGGCCGGCGGCCGGGTCAGCTTGCGCAAGGTGTTCGCGCACGTTCGCACCACGAACACCGATCGCTACCTGGGCGCAAACGCGATCGTGGCGGTGCCGTTTGAAGACACGAACGTCAGCGCCACGCTGTTCACGACCGGCGACGTTTTCGACACTCGCGAGCAGGCTCAGACGCGCGTCGAGGCGTATCTGAACGCCGGGCCGGAGTGGGCGGGCTACCTGTTCGAGAACCACATCCAAGGGCAGCGCTCGATCCAGCTTTTCATGCGGACGACGCAGCCGGCGCCCCCGATCGGCCGCACGCTGCTGCTGCGCCAGAACGAGGGCACCGGCACTCAGTTCGAGCAGTACGTTCGCATTACCCGCGTCACGGTGGAGGAGCGAACCTTCACCTACAACGGCGACCAGGACTACAAGGCGAACATCGTCACGCTGGACATCAGCGACGCCCTGCGCTACGACTTTACAGGCTCTGCCTCAAGCCGCACGTTCGCCCGCGTGAACGGCTCGGCAATCGTGCGCGATACGGTGGTGGCCGACGCCGCGACGTACTATGGCGTGGTCGCTCTGGAAGACCCGGTGGTGATCGGCGACGCCAAGATCAAGGTCGACTCGATCTACACCCAGTTGGTGCCGAACAGCCGCACCGAGACGGCTTTGATCGACCAGCGCCCGGCCTCCGACGCACTGGTGGTCATCGCCACGGCGCCACGACAGGTCGAGGTGACCCAGGCCAGCCTGAGCCAGCGCATCCGCATCGGTCAGGAGAACCGCGGCTTCAGCTACGTGACGATCCTGAACCCGCGGCCGGCGCCGGGCTCTGTGAGGGTGATGTTCCGCGCGCTCGGGAACACCTACTACATCGCGGATAACGGCGACGGCACCATGGGCGGCGCCGATGCCTCTGGCACGGGGACGGTCAACTACACCACAGGCAGCGTGTCGATCACGCTGAACGCGCTGCCGGATGACCGCTCGGCCGTGGTCTTCTACTGGGGTGAAAAGCAGTCGTACACCAACCGCTCGGGGCAAGCCGGCTTCCGCGCACCGGAGTACAACTTCGACCTGGAGAAGACGGGCATCGTCGCCAGCACCTTCGAGCTGGGCTACACATCGGGCGGCGTGCTGAAGACTGTCACCTCGAACTCGGCGGGTGTGCTCAGTGGTGACGGCACCGGCAAGCTGCAGGCCACGACCGGCGTCGTGTACTTCAAGCCGTCCTTCATGCCTGACCCCAGCTCGACGTTTGCAATCGAGTACCAGTGGGTTGACATCCTTGAAGAAGTGAAGCCGGGCATCAGCCCGGATGGTGCGGGTGTGGTGACCTTCACCCTGGCTGAAACCCCGGTTCTGGAAAGCATTGAAGTTCAGTGGATCACCGAACGTCAGGCTTCTCTCAGCAGCGGTGTCAGCAGCGCTGAAGGTGCCAGCGCGAAGACGACCAACTCGTCCACCAACGTTTCGGTTGTGGATGTGACGAAGACTTACCCCAGCCGCGGTTCTTGGACTTACCCCCCCGCTGTGGTGGATGCCTTCAACAAGCCGGCCGAAGAGGTGTCGATTCGCCAGACCTTCAACGACCCCTCGAACCCTTTCTACGGCGGGTCTGTGTGGTCCCTCACTACCCGTGAGCCCGCCATCACGACAAGCAACTCGTCTGGCACGAACAATTCGTCCTATGACCGCACTTCGACGCAGACCTCGAAGTCGGGGGTGGCGGTGTTTCATCGCGCCATTTGCGGCTCGGACGGAAACTTCTTCGGCACCATGGGCACCGCCTCGGCCCTTGCCAAGAGCGTCACCATCAAGGTGACCGGGGACTGGGAGGAGAATAGCTACCAGTCGAACTATGAAACGGCTTCGGCCTGGGAATCGCTGAACCAGACGGGCACCAGTGGTGGGGGCGGCCCTGCCCCGTCTGCAGCTCAGGGCGGTGGCGGCTCTTCAACCAGCAAGGGGGGCTCCTTCGGCAGTACCAGCCAGAAGGAGGTGTTCGGCACCAACTCACTGATGGTCCGGTATCGCACCGGCTCCGGGGTGCCGACCTCCCATAGCGAGACCTTTGAGCCCCCTGCGGTGGTGATTGACCTCACCCCCTACACCAAGGACCAGATTGTCCCGGGGTCGCTGCGCTTTACCTGGATGGGTGTCACCTACGAGGACTTCGAAGGCGTCCTGTACCGCGGGCGTACCCCGAGCGACCCGGGCATTGCCTGCGGTGGCGTGATGTACTCTGGGGGCCTCTGCACGGTCCACGACTACGTGGTCAGCGGGTCGCCGACGAACTTCACGCTCGACTCTTGCTACACGACCTCGTGCCGCACGAAGGTCGCCAACGTCACGTTCAACACCCAACTCGCGCCGCTGAAACCCTCTGCGCTGGTCATCAACGTCGTTGACGTGGACGGCGGCAACATCACCGCCACTTCGGACATCGACGGTCTGATTGAGGCCACGCACGTTCGCGGCAAGGTCGACTACGAGACGGGCCTTGTCGAGATCCAGTTCGGCGACTACGTGCTCGACTCGGGGCTCACCGCCGAGCAGAAGGCTGAGTGGTGGTACGACGCCGCCAACATCCGCCCTGGCGACGGGAAGATTTGGCGCCCGTGGCCGATCGACCCGAACACGCTGCGCTACAACTTCGTTTCGTACTTCTACCTGCCTCTGGATGCCGACATCCTGGGCCTCGACCCGGTGCGCCTGCCGCAAGACGGTCGCGTGCCGATCTTCCGCCCCGGCGCGTTCGCGGTGCTGGGCCACACCGGCACGGTCGGCCCGGCCACGGTGAGCAACGGGCAGACGGTCAACTGCGGCCGCACTCGACTGTCGCGCGTCCGCGTGATCGGCAATGACGGCAACATCATCGACACGGGCTACACCGAAGACCTCGACCTCGGCACTGTGACCTTCACGAACGTCTCGGGCTACAGCCAGCCGGTGACGGTGGAGCACCGCATCGAGGACATGGCGATGGTGTCCGATGTGCAGATCAACGGCTTCGTGAGCTTCACGCGCCAGATCACGCACAACTACCCTGTGCCGGGCAGCTACCTGTCCAGCGCGCTGGTGGCCGGTGACGTGCGCTCGCGCGTACAGCTCACGTTCGACCAAGCGACTTGGAACAACGTCTGGTCCGACAGCGTGAACGGCTCCGGCCCGGCCACCGGCACGTTCAACACCGCGCTCCACCCGATCACGGTGAACAACCTCGGGGCGCTGACCGAGCGATGGGCCGTGGTGTTCACCAACAGCACGACCTTCAATGTGATCGGTGAGCACACGGGCGTCATCGCGACCGGCAATACAAGCACCGACTGCTCGCCGCTGAACCCCGCCACCGGCACGCCCTACTTCACGATCCCCTTCTTGGGCTGGGGTCTGGGCTGGGCCACCGGCAACGTGCTGCGCTTCAACACCATCGGCGCCCAGGTTCCTCTGTGGATCGCCCGCACGGTGTTGCAGGGCCCCGAGACCGTGGTTGACGACTCCTTCCAAATCATCGTGCGCGGCGACGTGGACCGCCCGTAAGGAACCAGCATGCCTGATACCTCCGTCAAACTCTTCCACTCCGGCATGGTCGGCGCGCCCACCCTCAATGGGTTGGCCGGCACGCTGATCGCGGTGCTGGACGCCTGCCTTGTGAATGGCTTCGGGGCTGGCGCCGTGGACTCCATCTCGATTGCCGGGGGCGTGGCGACTGCGACCAGGGCAGCGGGCCACCCCTTCGAGGTCGGCAGCGTGGTCCAGATCGCGGACGCCACCGTTTCGGGAGGCACGATCAACGGCCAGCATCGAGTGACCGAGGTCACCACGACGACCTACAAGTTCCCTGCGGCGGGCCTGGCCGATCAACTGGCTACCGGCACCCCCACTCACAAGGTCGCCTCCGCGGGGTGGGACAAGCCGTTCAGCGGCACGAACCTCGCGGCCTACCGCCCAGCCGACCTGTCCAGCTTGCGCATGTACCTGCGGGTTGACGACACGACCACTCTCAATGCGCGGGTTCGCGGCTATGAGGCGATGTCGGACATCAACACCGGCACCGGCCTGTTCCCCACGGAGACCCAGGTTGCGGGCGGCACCTATTGGCCGAAGAGCGCGGATGCCGATTCAAGTTCCCGTCGCTGGGTGGTTGTCGCGGACACCAAGTTCGTCTATTTCGCGTGCCATTGGATCAACAACCCTTCTGCCGTCAACTTCTCGATTTGCGGGGCGTTCGGGGATGTGGCGGGCCGGGCCGCAGGGGACAACTACGCGGTGGTCATGTTCGGGTGCGACACCACCGCATCGTCTGGGTCTCCTGGTTCTTCAGGCGAGGCCCGGTGCCTCAGCGTGGCTTCCTCGGCCGCTTACGCCAGCTGCGTGGTCGCTCGCCCATTCACCGGCATGGGGTCTTCCAACGGGGTCATTCGCGGCTACGCAATGTTCGGCAACATGGTTGCAGCCCCTCAGTCTGGGGGGCCCTACAACGGGCACACGTTGTTCCCCAACCCAGCAAACTCGGGCCTGTACCTGTCAAAGGTGACGTGCTCAAGCGGCTCCACCTCTTCGATCACATTCCGCGGGAACTTCCCCGGGCTCTACGCGGTGCCCCAGATCGTGGGCGCCGGGGTCTTCGGGCACCTGGCAAAGGTTTCCGGGGTGGACGGTTACCCCGGTCGCGAGTTCACCGCGATCAACAGCAGCGTGGGGGTCGCGTTCTTGGATACCACGGGCCCGTGGGAGTGACGCATGCCGAACTACGGGCCTGACCGAACCTCCCTCGTGTTGAACTTCGACGGCTCGTTGGCCGACAGCGGTCAGTTCGCCCACGTTGCTACCCCGTCCGCGGGCGCCACGATCAGCTCAGCGCAGAGCAAATTCGGCGGCGAGTCGCTGTTGCTGAACGGCACGACGGGTGTTGTGACGATCCCAAGTCACGCCTCTCTGCAGCTCGGCACTGCGGACTTCACCATCTCTGCCTGGGTGCGCCCCGTAGCCGTCGCGTCCACGCAGGCGATCATCTGCAGCTGGGGAGACACCGGAAGCAAGCTGTCGTGGTGGTTCGGAGTGGATCCCCAGGCGCGGCTGGCCTTCTATTACTCGACCTCGGGGTGGAGCGGTTCGTTTGAAGTCCTGTCCGCGGCTGCGGCTGTTTCGGCGGGGGTTTGGCAGCATGTGGCCGCCAGCAGGAGCGGCGGGGTGTTGCGCCTGTTTGTGAACGGCGCGGTCGTCTACAGCTCCGGGTTCCCCTACAACCTCTACACGACCGACGGGCCGGCACGAATCGGCGCAAGCGAGTACAGCGGAGGCTTGTCGGGCCTGTTCAGCGGGCACATTGATGGTGTGCTCCTTCTGAAAGGTCTGGCCCTGCATGTCGAGGCCTTTGACCCGCCCTCTTCACCTCCGTCCGGCCCCAACTACTTGGTGCTGGAGCCGAAGCGGACCCCCAGCGTTGATCGCGTCAGGAGCTCGGCCGTGCCCCCCGTGGCGCTGGCCATCCGGGAACCAATGCAGGCCGACTCGGGCTTCGGTCGCATCGTCGGGACGGTGAAGGAAGACAAGCTGCCCGTTGACCTGCCGCTACGCCGCCGGGTGCGCCTCCACGACGACGCCACCGGGCGCGCCGTGCGCGAGGTCTGGAGCAGCGCCGCGACCGGGGCATACGAGTTCCCCCGCCTCGACCCATCGAAGCGCTACAGCACGATCGCCTACGACCACGAGCGCAACCACCGCGCCGTCATCGCCGACAACCTGACTCCGGAGCCGACCCCTTGAGCGCCCTTTGGATCCCGCCCGAGCACAAGGCCGCCCAGTTGCAGGGCTCGCTCTCGCATCTGGACGCTGGCCCATCGCAGGCACGCATCGAGTTCTACGACGGTACTCCGCCGGCCGGCGGCGGGGCAGCGACGAATCTGCTCGCCGTGGTCGCCCTCGCAGACCCTGCGGGCACCGTCATCGGCAACGCACTGGTGCTGGCAGTGCCGCAGAGCGGGCTCGTCCTGCTCGACGGGGACTGCACGTGGGCGCGAGCGTTCAATGGCGCAGGCGACATTTGGGCAGACGGCCTCTGCACCGACGAGGCCGGAGCTGGGCCCTTCAAGTTGGAGACGACGAGCCTGCTGGCCGGCGGTTTGGTTCGGCTGACCTCGGCCGTCTTCACTTGAGCTCATGGCTGACGTTGACCTGATCTTCTCGAAGGCCCCGGTCGCAACGCCGGGGCCTGTCGATCTGCTATTCGGCGAGCAGTCGGATCCGGTCTGGGAAGTCGATGCGTCGGTGTCCGGCACGCTGTCGGGCCTCTCGCTCGTTGCTACGGTCGCGCACGTCGCGGACGCCGTTTACGACGCCGCCGCGGCCGGCGCGCTGTCGGGCCTGAGCCTGGTCGCGACGGTCACCTTTGACAGCAACGTCGAGCGGCCGCTGTGCGGCGAGTCGTCGTTGAAGCACGAAGTCGCCTCGCCGCTGCAGGCTACCTCCGGGGACCGGCACCAGATCAGTGTGCCCACGCCCAGCACCACGACCTCGTTCCACGACAACGCGATCCGCCGGCCGGCTGGGTTCGCTGCCGGGCATCAGGACTCGATTCGCCTGCCGACCCGCTTCAGCGCGCAGCACCAGCAGGCCCGACGCCTGCCCGCGCGGTTCAGTGCCCAGCACCAGGACGGTCTGCGCGACCGGCGCCTGGATCGCCGCCCGCGGCATCAAGAGGGTATGTCGGTGCGCGGCACGAGCGGCGGCCGGCACCAGGACACCTACCGCGATCGCCGCGGCACGCTGGATCTGCGGCACCAGGACGGCGCGACGCTGACCAAGCTGTTCGGTTCGGACTTCGGCGAGGCGATGTTGGCGCGCATCACCTTCGACCCAAGGCACCAGCAGGCTTGGACGCCGAGACCGGGCCGCTACACACCGCCGCCACCCCCGCCACCCCCGCCGCCGGACCCGTGCTACACGCCGAGCCCGCATCTTCTTTTCGCAAGTGCGTTTGGCGCTACGCCGCACCTCGTCTTCGTTTGCGAGAATCACCCGGTCCCACCGCCGCCCGATGGCACGGTGGTCGTCCCTGTTCAGGCGGTCTACATCGTGCTCAATGACGTTTACCTCAAGCGTGTCGCTGGCAACGTGATGTTGCCCACGTTCAACTTGTCACTGTCGATCGACGTGGACAGTTGGACCTGGGCGTTCAGCGCCACCTTGCCGAAGTCGGCACTCAGCGCCGTCGAGCCTGAGAGCGGTCAGCCGGTCGAAGTCGAGGCGTCGATCAACGGCAACGCCTACCGCTTGCTGGTCGAGTCGATCAGCCGCGAGCGCAGCTTCCAGTCCGACCGCATCCGCATCTCCGGCCGCGGCAAGAGCGCGCGGCTGGCATCGCCCTACGCGCCGATGATGAGCTTCGCCAACGCCACCGAGCGCACGGCGCAGCAGCTCATGGCAGACGCGCTCACCTTCAACGGCATCCCGCTGGGCTGGAGCGTGGACTGGCTGCTGAATGACTGGCTGGTGCCGGCCGGCGCGTTCAACGTGCAGGGCAGCTACATCGACGGCCTGAACGCCATCGCGGGCGCGGCCGGCGCGTACCTGCAGCCACACCCCACTGCCGACAGCCTCGCCGTGCGGCTGCGCTACCCGGTGGGTCCGTGGGACTGGCCGGGCATCACGCCCGACATCATCTTGCCGTCGTCGGTGGCCGAGCGCGAGTCGATCGAGTGGAAGCAGAAGGCCGAGTACAACCGCGTGTTCGTCAGCGGCCAGGGGCAGGGCATCCTCGGGCAAGTCACGATCCAGGGCACGGCCGGCGATCAGGTTGCACCGATGGTGACAGACCCGCTCATCACGGCGCCGGAGGCTGCGCGCCAGCGCGGCATCGCAGTGCTGGGTGACACCGGCCGGCAGGCGCACATCACGCTGTCGGTGCCGGTGCTGAGTTCCACCGGGATCATCCGGCCCGGCAAGTGGCTGCGCTACGAGGACGGCGCAACCACTCGCTTCGGTCTGACGCGCGCCGTCAGCGTCGAGTTCGGTGGCAGCAGCGCGAAGGTGCGTCAGTCTGTGCTGGTGGAGACCCACGAATGAGCCTGAACTTCTACAAGCGCCTGCTGGGCATCCTGCCGCAGCGCCCGCTCCAGGTCGGCACCGTCTCGGCGGTGTCCAACGGCATCGCCACGATCACGCTGCCCGGGGGCTTCACAGCCCAGGCGCGAGGTGACGTGGCCGTCAGCGACCGGGTGTTTTTCCGTGATGGCGTGGTCGAAGGGCCGGCGCCGAACCTCCCCCTGGAGATCATCGAAGTATGAGACGCCTCAAGCCCCAAGAGATCGCCCGCGCCTGCGCCGCGCTGCCTGAGCACGCGATCGCCCACACCGACTCGCTGAACGATGCGATTGAGCGGTTCTTCATCCTCGACACCGAGCGCCGCGTCGCTGCGTTCCTGGCGACCGTAGCCGTCGAGTCGGCCTACCTGTCGGCAACTGAGGAGAACCTGAACTACCGCAGTGCTGAGCGGCTGGTGCGGATCTACCCGCGCGCCTTCAAGACGATCGAGCAGGCAGTCCCGTACACGCGCAATCCCGAAGGTCTGAGCCAGAAGCTCTACAACGGCTACCACGGCCGCGGCCTGATTTGCCTGACTTGGCGCGAGAACTACGAGCGCGCGGGCGACGCGCTGGGTTACGACTACGTGGGCGCTCCGGCCCTGGTGGCGCAGCCCAAGCACGCGGCGCTGACCGCGGCATGGTTCTGGCACGAGCACGGCTGCAACGAGCTGGCCGACGACGGCGACATGGACGAGATCACGCGCCGCGTGAACGGCCCGGCCCGTCTGCACCTGGACGAGCGCACGAAGCTCGCCAAGAACGCGCTGGGGTGGCTTTATGAAGTGGCTTGACCTGATCCCCTCCTGGGCATACGCCGCGGCGGTGGCGGTGCTGCTTGTCACCGTTGCCACCCAGGAGGTCCGGGTGTCAAGCCTCAAGGTGTCGCTGGCCGCCGCCCAGGCCGAAGCCAGCAGTGAGCGCGAGGTGCGCGAAGTCGAGCGCCGACAGCGATTCGAGATCCTGGCCGCGCACCAGGAAGAGCTGCAGAAGATCCAGGCCGTGCACGCGGCCGAACAGCAGGAGAAAGAACATGTTTGGACCCAAAAACGACTGGCTATGGAAGCTCGCGCTCGCGATGATGCTGCTCAGCTTGACCGGCTGCGCAAGCGTCTGTCCGCCTACACCTCCGGTGGTAGCCGACCCGGTGCGCCTGACACCGCTGCCTCCGTCGATCACGCAGATCGACTTGAAGCCCTCGGCCGCCTATTCGACGAAAGTCTCGAACTTCTTGTGGAAGGTCGACAGCTTCTTGAACGCCGAGACGCCGAAGTAGAACGCCTGCTCGGTCAGATTGAAGCTGATCGAAAGGCATGCCAAATGGGCGGCAAGAAACCGAGTGCATTGATTCCAAAGGTGGAAACCTAAGCTGGTATTCGCCGCTTAGGGGTTCTGATCTCGCCGCGGCGCTGCGGTGATCCGACCTTTTGCGATCTCCAGGTACTGGGCTTCGCTTTGGTGAGTCAGAGGCTGCAGCCGTCCGGCATGCACCGCAGAACTTCAAGACAGTCCCCGTTCACGATGGCAGAGTTGGGCGACCGACTGATCTCGTAGAAGAGGTCGAGGCTGTTGTGTTCGAGGATGTCGTTCATCGCCCCCTCGCCGCGTCCCAGGCATTGCGACAGTCTGCGTCGCACCAGCGCATCGGTTCCGGCACGCGCTCGCCGCACCAGTGGCACGAGCCGTTCGCCACCGGCCCGGCCGGGCGACGGCTGGCCGCGATCAGCGCCGGGGCTTCCAGCTCGGCGCGTTCAGCGGTCTTGTCTGCTTCGTCAGCCACGGGCGCCTCCCTTATTGCCGGTCTTCGCAGCCTTGCGCGCGGCAGCCTTGAAGAACTTCAGGTCAGGGGTTCGGCCCTGCAGCTTCGCGTTCAGCAAGCCCAGGCGCACGACTGACTGGATGTTGGCCGCCGTGTTGTTAAGCTCGTGCGCAACGGTCGGATCGACCTTGCCGGCCTTGATGTTCTTGTAGAGCTGCGAAAGCTCATCTGTGAGTTCGTTGTAGTTCACTTCGCGGCTCCTTTCCGAGCTTTCAACTCGCGCTTGACGAGGGTGTGGATCTTGATGAGTTCAAGCATTTCGTCGGGGCAGTCGCGGGCCGTGAGGCCGTCGCCTCGGCGGCCGAAGATTTTGCGAATTGCTCCGGGGGTGGACAGGTCGCGCTCTCGCTGAGATTGTCGAGCGATCACCGTGTCGCGGTTGGCTTCGTACCAAGCGCGCTTATTCGCGCGGCTGCGCTCCGGGTTCTCTTCGCGCCACTTTCGAGCCAGGGCGGCGCACTTCTCCGGGTTCGCTGCGCGCCACTCCCGCGCGCGAGACAAGATGGTGTCGCGCTTGCGTTCGTATTCGCGCTTCTTCGACTCACGGCCCGCCAGGATCTGCGCTGCCCGCTCGGGGCTCACGGTGGACAGATCAATCGCCCGAGGCATGCACCTTCTCCTCGGCGGCCGGTGCGGCAGGCCATTCAGCGGGCTTCGGAACACGCTGAGCCAGCTCGTCCAGCTTCTTGCTGCGCGCCGCGTCGATGGTCTCGCGCAGGTCAGCGCCCATCGCTAGGGGCTCACCGACGCCGACCGGGAAGATCGCGTGGTAGCCCTGCACGACGGTCGTCGTGACGTTGGCCGTCTCCAGGAAGTTCAGGCGGCCGGTGTCGACACTGGCAACGACGTTCTCGCGGTTGACGGCCAGCAGGCCGCAGAGGACGAACCCGGCGAAGACGCCGGCCGAGAGGATGAGGAAGTAGGTGAGCATTTCAGTTGTTCCCGTTCTCAAGTTCGATCAGCAGATCGACGTAGTGCTTGACTTTTTCCAGGTCGGCGATGCCACCTTTGTCGCGCCAGCGGCAGAGGTACTTGATGCAATTGCCTTCGATGAAAGGTAGCGCATTCTTATGGATAAATTCGACCGGCTGGATCGCGAACTGCTTGTAGTGGCCGCCGCCGATCTGGCGGTCGAGAGCGGACTGCTGAGTGTCGTCGGTGTTGGCGCGAAATTCGACTTCATGCTCGTCCGTCCGCGTGGGGTCGGCGGGCACCTCGCGCTCGACCCGCACAATGCTGCCGGGCTTCATGTCGGCCAACGCCTGCATGAACGACGTGCGCTCTTGTACCAGCGGGATCGGTTCGTCGCGCTCGGCGTCTGCAGCCCGACGCTTATGGCTGTCAGCGGTCTGCTGAGTGCGCGGGTCACCTTCCTTGACTTGCAGATCCTTCAGCGCCTCGTCGGGGCCGAGGAGGGCGCCGGGCAGGCTGTTCTCGAACTGGGGTTCGGCAGGCGCACTCATGATGTTGCGCAGCGGGTCAGGAAGCGCCGCAAGGAAAGCGGGTTCGGGCGGCAGGCCCGCGGTGTCATCGACGGCCGCCGCGACCTGGGGCCAGTCAGCCGCGCGGCGCAGCGGGTGCGGCGTCGTCTTGATCTCATCGACCATGAACGCGGCGGGCTGCGTGAGGGTGAGATCGGGGTCTTCGACGAGGAACGTCAAATCCCAGGGGCCGGAGGTGTTGTGCAGTTGCTCACCCTTGTCGTTGGCCGTCCACTTCGGCCCGCTCGGTATCATCTCGACGCACCAGCAGTAGGTGACATCCGAATCTGGCCCTGCGATGACCTCCGCAGTCTTTCCATTGCGCGTTCGCCACTTCTGGCCGACCTTGATCGCCACTCCGTTCACAGACATTGTTCGCTCCTTTGGTGTTTGCTGAACGTGTGCAGAATATCGCAATTGCGAAACAACAGTCAACCGTGTTTTCTCGCTTTCATCGCAGCCTTGAAGCTGTCCTGAAGGCTCATCTTCTGGCGCAGGCGGGGTAGCACTGCATGCTGTTCGACGGTATCGCGAGCGATGATCCGGTAGCGGAACACTGAGCGGTTCAGACCGGCCTGGAACTGGCGCGTGGGGCCGATGCGCTCGATCACCTGCTCGTCGTATTCGAGGTTGTAGTTGCTGGTGTAGTCGACCAGGATGCGACCGCCGTGCTGCAGGTTCAGGCCGTGGCCGGCGCTCTGCGGGTGGACGAACAGCATCGGGATCTTGCCGGCGTTCCACTTGTCCTCGGCGTTGGAGTCTTCGCTCAGCGCCGCGGCGCGCGGGAACGCCTTCTTCAGCCGAATCAGGTCAGGCTTGAAGTGGTAGGCCACCAGCAGGTTCTCGCCGTTGGTCTCTTCCTTCAGCGACTGCAGCGCGTCAATCTTCTCGTCGTGGATCGCAGCCCAGGTCTTGAGCACGGTGTCGGTGAACATCGAGCCGTTCGCGATCTGCAGCAGCTTCTGGCACTTGCTGCCGGCCGCGAAGACCTCGACCTCCTCACCGCTCTCCAGCTCCGTGAACCACTCCTTCTCCATCTCCAGGTAGTGCTTGCGCGCCTTGGTTGGGAGGTCGACGAAGATGTCCCGCTCGATCACCTTCTCCAGCGGGAACCAGTCTTTCGCCTCGACGGTGATCGAGCACTCGCGCATGAGGGCTTCGATCTCGGCCTGGGCGTAGCGCAGGGGCTGCCAGTCGGCATGCTTAATGTCGCGAGCCTCGTTGCGGAACCAGCGGTGCGTGAACGCCGTGAAGCTGTTCCCCAGGCGTCGGCCGCCATCCACGAACCACTGCTGCCCCCACAAATCGACCAGCCCATTCGGGGCTGGTGATCCGGTGAGGTTCAGCCAGTGCCTGACCTTCGTGTGCGCGATTGCCGAAAGCGCTTTCGCGCGGCTGGAGCCTTGACCGCGGATGTGCTCCTTGCCGGCGCTGCCGTCCTTCTTCTTGGCCGTCTGCATGCTGACGCGAAGACCCTTGAGCCGGGTGCTCTCGTCGGCCGCCACCATGTCGAACGGCCAGTGCTCGCCGTACTGCTCCAGCAGCCACGGCAGCATGTCGTAGTGGATCGTGAGGATGTCCGGGTTGCTGCGCAGCGCGGCAAGTCGTTCATCGGCCGTGCCGATCGCGGCGGCGATCTTCAGGTGGCCGAACGTCTCCTTCCACTTCGGGATCTCGGCCGGCCACGTCTTCAGCGCCACGCGCTTCGGCGCGAGCACGCACATGCGTTTAGCCTCACCGAACAACCTTCGGGTCTCGAAGGTGTCCAGCGTGGCCGAAGTTTTGCCCATACCCGGGCTCGCGAAGACGTTGCATCGCTCGTGGCTTAGGGCGAACTCGCGGATCAGGTCTTGGTAGGGGCGTGGGGTGAATACTGCCATCAGCCTTGCTTGTCCAGCCGCAAGCTCGCGTACTCGTCGGCGTAGGCGTCGGGATAGCGCTTCTTGAGCTTGTCGATGTTCTGCTGTGCAACGTCGGCCATCGAGACCCCCAGCGACTCGCATGCCAGCGCGACATACCAGAGCAGATCGCCCATCTCTTCAAGCAGGTTCTCTTTGTCGAGCGGCCGGTTGTAGATCGCTGCCTTCTTGACGGCATCGACGAACTCACCAGATTCTCCGGCGAGGCCGAGCGCGGCGTGGGTGAGGTTGTAGTTCAGGTCGTCGCTCTTCTTCGCAGTGCGGTTCGCCTGACGTTGGTAGATGGTGAAGTCGATCATGCCGCTTTCAGCCTTTCGAGGTGTAGACGGAGGTAGCCGCGGTCGGTGCCGAAGTACCGATCCACGAGTTCTTTGGTGTCGAGCACCAGGACGATGTGCCCGCGGTCGCGCAGACGCTGGTGCTCGCGAGCTTGGTGTGGTTCGGGTGTCTTACCGGGAGCTTTTAACTCCACCCAGATGAGGATGCCGTCAGGCATTACGGCGAGTCTGTCGGGGGCTCCGCGCCGGCCCGGACTTGTCATTTTCATGGCGAGGCCGCCGAGGGCTTCGACGCGCTTCTTGAAGTGCTGTTCGACAATCGCCTCACGCATTGGGCTTGTTCCTGTTCTTGATCTTCATGAGATGGCGGGCCTGGAAGATGGCATCGTCGACCGCGACGTGCGCGCCGTCGCCTTTCTCGTCGGGGTTGTACTCGACTGCCGGGTACATCGCGCGCACGGTGCGGAAATCGCGCTCGTTGGTGTAGTGCCAGGGGCAGTCGATCGAGACTGCTTTGTAGGCCGAGCGCATGATCTGCAGATCGAAGGTCGGCGCGTTGCCCCACACGCGCAGATCGCGCGGCCGGCTGTGCTCGGCCAGGAAGTTGTTGAAGTCCTGCAGCGCCTTGTCGAGTGCGTGCGTGCTCCAGATGATCGCGCGCCGCGCCTCGTCCGGTTGGCCGAGCCACCACGCAACCGTCCCGGGGTCCATCTGCATGCCGGCGCGCACGGAGGTCGCGAGGTTCACAGCGCGGGAGAAGGTCGGGCCGATCTCGCACTTCTGCGTGTCGAAGAAGCAGGCGCCGAGGCCGACCAGGGCGCCGTTCGGCGGCATGCCCATCGTCTCGATGTCCAACATGAGGTCGAACCATTGGGTCATTCAATCGCTCCAATATCACGAAGCACCCGCTGCGCTTCTCTGATGTAGTAGTCGTGGTCAACGTCGGCCGGGAACTCGTCAGGCAGCTCCATGCACGGCACCGCGCCGTCGCTGGCCGGAACCTTGTTCCTCGTGCCGCTGGCGTTGCGCTTGCGGTAGTGCAGCGCGCCCTCGGCGCCTCGGCCGATGTAGAAGCGGACGACTTTACCAAGATACTCGAACTCGTCGTCGCCGCAGTGGGCGCGATATGCCGCCTCGACGGACGCCCCAGGCTCACCGGCCATAGGCGCAAGGCGCATCTTCGCGACAGGTCCGGGCTCGACGACGTGCCATCCGTGAGCCAGCAGTAAGTCTCGCTTCTTGGCCGGCGTGAGGCTTTCGTCGTAGTTGCTCTTTGTCACCTTTATTGCGCCGCCAGTGACTCGCTGCACGGTCAGGAACTGGCGGATGTCTTCGCAGTCGGTGATCGTCTGGCCGATCGGCGCACCATGCTCAAGGAACGCCTTGACTGCCGTGTTCACGATGGCGTTGCTGGGATTCTTGGCTATGCTCACGTCCGCATACTCACCCTTCCCCTTCACGCCACCACCGACCTTAACGGAGATGTACGAATTGACATCGCGCGAGTGGATTGACTTGTACGGCGTCTCCTCCATCAAAAAGCCGGTAACGCTCTCCCACCACTTGATGTGGCCGCGAGCCTCCTCAAGATCGTCCTCGTGGAAGTGAAGAACAATGCCGTCCGTGTTGGCCGACACGCATTCAATTCCATGCAGATGCAATCGTTCAATCAGCATGAGAAGCGCAAGTTGCCCGGTCACGGTGACCTGAATCATCAGGTGCGGGGAGTAGAGCATCGAATACTTGTTGCCGAACTGACCGAACGAAGAGTTCAAGACCAGCTTCAGAGATGCGTCAACTATCTTGTCACCCTTCTTCTTAGCCTCAATTCGACGCTCAAATATCGAGCGGTACACGGTTAGAAACGCTTCGGTAAGGTGCTTTGGAAATAGCTCGCACTCAAGGATGATGCGCGGGTAGTACGAGGCCACGTCCACATCCATGAGAACCATTCCGTCGCCGGCATGGCGTGAAACGCATTGCTCGCTGCTATGCAGGCCGCCTATGCCCATGCGATACCGGCTTTCGCCAATGGCTACAACCATCCCGGACAGCGACGGAGGTTCGATCGGAGATCCGTTGTCACCGACCACAAACTCACTTTCTGCAATCTCGATGAGCCGCAGGCTAAGTTGCTCCGTTTCAAACCGAAGGAACTTCGGCGGTAAGTATTTGAACTTCGTTCCCGGCAAGATGACGGGCTTGTTCAACCGACCGACCAGCCTCGTCAACTCACTTCGGATGACCGCTTCGGCGATCTGCGCGCCAGACTTGCTTCGCAGATCGACACCGTACATCCTGCTCATCGACTCGCGCAGTTCGATGTCAGGCTCAAGGTGCTTGGCGAGGTCGTCGGTGGTGTCCAGGTCGTTGCCGCAGTAGCCGCGCAGGATCGGCCGCATCTCCGGCGTGATCTGCGTGTCGGGCTCGATGGGGAGGTCTTGCAGCCGCTTGCTGTGCAGCCGGCCGCCGTACAGCTTCAGTGAGCCCTGGCCGAAGGCGACTTCGATCAGATCAATGTGGTCGATCCACTTCGGCTCACGGAAGTTGTACTGCTCGTAGAACGACCAACGGTTGTTGCCACCTTGGATGATCCAGTCGCTCGCAGCCTTGAGCTGCGCGTTCGTGGCGCCGCTGAGCGCCAGCAGGATCATCGGGATGTCGTAGTCGTTGCCGTTGAACGTGATGATCTGGTAACTGCTCAGGATCGAGCGGATCGTCTCGATGTCCAGAGGTTGCCCGTCGTACTTCTCGAACTCTCGGTACTTGCCAGTCTCCCGGCTCTTGAACTTCAACAGCCAGTAATTCGGATAGCACTCCGTATCAGCGACAAGACGATGTTTTTTCACGATGCAATCAGAAGTTAGATCCCCACCCTTCACCAACATGCCGGCTTATGGTTGCCCCGCCGAACCGGGGATTTAAGCGCCGCTCCGCTGAATTTCCACGCGGGACGGAGCGGGCCGATGCTGGTGCGGTGTACCGCCTGCGCTGGTAGGACAGCGCCGGGTGGGGATGGCGGTTGAAAGGAGGTCGGCGGCCCGCTTGTGTGTCAGATCGCGGTGAGCTGCGAGGCGCGCACGCTGACGATGTTGTCGCCGTCGTAGCGCACGTCGTACCAGTCGCCGGTCGCGCCGCTGCGGATGTTGTTGACCTTGCCGGTGCCCGAGCGGGTGCGGCTCTTGAAGTTGACCTTCTGGCCGACCTTGAAGGGCTTCTTGGGGGCAGTTTGCTTGGTGGTTTGCTTGGTGGTTGCCATGGTGTTCTCCGTGTGAAAGAAAGGCATTTGGGGTTCAGATGGTGCGCAGAGCGCTCTCCGGCCGCCACTGTTCGACGGCGCGGCCGGTGTTATGCGGCGAGCTGTGCCGCATAACTACGCGTTAGGTGCCTTGGGTTCGCACCGCTTGCTGTTTCGTACCACAACCCAAAAACAGTGCGTGTTCTTGGCGTGGTGCGCCCGTTGCCAGCGCCCGCTTTTCAGGTTCCCGCCGCACGGGTCGCGCTTGATAATCAGGTCGCACGGCGTCATTCCGGCCTCGCGCACCGCCGCATTGAACAGTTCAAGGTTCCACTGGTAGCGGTGGTTATGCACGTAGTCCTTGATCTTGGCGAAAACCAACCCGTCCGGTTTAAGAACGCGCCGCGCTTCGGCCAGGAACGGAGCGTGAAGATCCCCCACGTTGTCGGCTTTCACGCCTTTTCCGAGGCCGTAGTCTTTGCCGTACCTCGCCAGTGATCGCGGGCTTGCCGCAGCGTCTGGAAGGTGCGGCGGGTCATAAACCAGCACATCAACCGTGCCGTCAGCATCAGGCATGTCGTGCCAGTGGGCAACAACATCTGGTTTCATCGCCGGGTCGCGGTCGTAGTACGCCACCTTTGCGCCTGTCGTGCTGCCTTTCCACATCCTGCGAGCGTTGCAGCAAACATCAATTACCCGCTTCGCACTCGGCGCGTAGAAATCAAACATCGCGTCAAGCAGCGCGTTGTCCTTTCCAATCCACACCGACTCCAACCGCTTAAAAGTCGGCGCTGGCGGTACGGCACCTAACACGTCGGTCAAATCGGACGTGCCGCATGTGCCTCCGTCAAACGCTTGCAGTTGCTTCATCTTCATCTCTCCCTTTTAGTCCTGTGGCGGCACGCCGCTTACCTTGGCGTTCTCGGCGGCCGTGTATTCGGCGCGGCCGACGACATTGCCCTCTTCACCGCTGACCTCGATTGCAACGCGGTCGTTCAGGTTGAACTTGAAGCTCATGATGTTCTCCTGTTGGGAGGAGGGCAGTGGCTACGGACAGCTCGCCGATAGCCCGTACCTGGGGCTCGCACTTCGCACCGCCCTCCAAATTCAGATCAGGCCGTGCGCCAGATGCCGACGCCAACGGTGCCCAGCGGGTCGTTGGGGATGGCCTGCTCGGCGACGACGAAGGTGACGGTCTTGCGGCCCTCCTGGGCCTTGCGCCAGCGGGCGATCTGGCCCTTCACCCGGTCGCGCACCTTCTCGCCGGTCTCGCCCTCGCCGATGGTCACGAAGACGCACTGGCCGGGGGCCAGCTTCGCGAAGTCGGGCTCGGTGACGGGGCGGCCGCCGCGGCGAACGATGTTGGGAACGGGGATGTCGTTGAAGATCGTGGTCATGTGTTCTCCAGTGGAGCGGTTGAAAAGATTGGGTGGAGGGCTGCGTGCTCGTCAGAGCCGGCGCAAGGTGGTTCCAGCTTTGGGGCGGCCCACAGACCCCGAGGCGTTGGCAAGGAGTCGCTGGTGCGGTCCTCGCGGCGTTGCAGCCCTCCAGAAAATCAGAACAGGTCGTCGGCGCTGCCGTCGACACCAGCGGCCGGCGCGTCGCCTTCGTCCTCGAAGCCTTCGGCGGTGCCCGGAGCCGCGCCGAACGCCTCGCCGTCAGCGACGAACTGGACGGTCAGCAGGCTGGCGTAGACCTGATTGGGGATGTTGCCCTTGGCCTTCATCGCCTTCACGTCGATCTTGACGTTCACATAGCAACCGCCGTAGGGCTTGCCGTCTTCCTCGCGCAGCACCGGGAAGTTGCCGCTGGCGTCCTTGCGCGGGCCGATGATGAGCGGCTGCACCTTATTGCGCGCCACGACGTAGAGGTTGCCGCCGTAGCCGTCGCGCACCCGCCCGTCAGCGGTCAGGTTCTCGTCGCCGTTGCGCAGGAACTTCTTCGACTTCTCCATCGCCTTGACGATGGCTTGCCAGTTCTCGCCGAACTCGGCCTTGGCGGCGTCCATCAGCGCTTGCTTGGCGACCTTCGCGGCATCACTGTCGTTGGCGAAGATGAACTGCCCGCCGTACTTGCCCGGCTCATTGGGCTTGTCGGGCGGCGGGTTTCCGCGCTTGAACAGGTCGGGGTAGGAGAGGCGGACGTTCTTCAGAATGACTTGCATATTTGAAACTTTCGCAGTTAGAACAGGTCGTAATCATCGCCAGATTCCTCTGGCATATCGGTAGTGGTTTGCACCAATGCCGGGCGGGGGTCGGTCGAGAGTGCAACGACGGGCTTGCCGTTGCCCTGCGTGACCAGCGCAGAGAGCTGTTGCCAACGGCGGGGGCCGATCGGCATGTTTTCCATGTCCACCTTCTTCTTGGTCTTGGTGCCGGCCGCCAGCTTCTCGGCCTTCGAGGGCGTGAGCAGCTTGCGTTCGTACATCACCTTGTCCAAGCGCCACTTTTCGACCAGCGCGGCGACTTGCTGCTCGTCAGCCCAAGCCTTCGCGGGCTTGCGACCCTCGACGAGCTTCATGGGCTTGCCGTCAGGACCGACCACAGGCTCACCGGCCGTGAGCTTGTCGAGCACCGCCGTCTCGATGTCGTCGCACCACGCGCGGATCATCTCGACCTTGCCGTAGAGCTGGCCCAGGGCCGGCAGGAACAGCGGCACGGGCTTGGCCGCGGCGAAACTCTCGGCGTCGTCGAAGCCATCCAGCGCGGTGCTCAGCACCTCGGCGTTGCGCGCCCGGCAGTCGAACTTCGCGCGGCAGAAGTGGCACGCCTTGTTCGACGGACGGAACGTGGGGTTCTCGTCGCACTCGCGCGCCTGCATGCCAATCCACTTGCCTAGATCGGTCAACTCTTCGATCGCGCACTCGTACTCGCTCGTGCGGCCCAGGAACGGCTGGCAGATGATTGCCTTGACGTGCTCGACCTCGACGAAGGGGCCCAGGTACTCGATCGCGCCCAGGCCGTACATCGCTGCCTGCAAGTTCATGCGGCGCGCGGGCGGGATCACCTCTTCGGTGACCGGGTCCACCGTCTCAGGCGCCACGATGTCGTAGGCGTACACCGGGCCGCGGCCGAGCTTCAGGTCGACCACGATCACGAGCTTCTGGTTCGGCACCACCAGGATCGCGTCAGACGAGCCGGTGGCGCCTTCCTCGCCAGTGATGTGGCCGATCGGCACGCTGATCTCGACGTGCAGCTCGGCGCCGAGGCTGTCGCGCAGCTCGCGCACGTAGTCGATGTAGCTCTTGCATGCGTCGATCAGATCCTGGTCGACGGTGTGCGTGTACTCGAACTGTGCGCCCACCGGCAGGCGATCGGCCCAGTCCTCGTTGGCGCCGGCCGGGAACCCCATGACGCGACCCAGGTAGGTCTGCGGGTCGAGGTTGTCCAGCAGGCACTCAGCCGAGAGTTGGTGGCCGCACGTCCCCATGCGCGAGTGCTCGTTGCTCGTGTTCGCGAAGCCGTGGGCCGCCTTGATCGAGGCCGTGCAGACCGTCCAGCGGAACGCGCCGCTGGGGGACTTTTGGGCATGGTAGGCCACGGATCAGTCCTTATCGAGCATGCGGCTGATTACGCCGACCGCCAACGAAACCGGGACGTAGACCCAGTAAAGGAACCACATCAGCTCGCTGGCGTTGACTGCCTCCAAGATGCGATGCAGCAAGAAGAACCAGATCGGCATGCAGATCAGAACGCCCAGAATGGCGCTGACGACGTTGAGCTTTCGCATCGCCGACTCCCGCTCAAGCCAGAGGATCGAACTCTTCGGCCGGGGCCATCTTCGCCTTCATGGCTGCGATGACATCCGCGTTCTTGCCGAGGGCCTGCAAGCCCGCCACGGTCGGCTTCTCGACGCCGGGCAGGAACGCCTGCAGCACTTCCATCAGCAGCGCGCGGCCCTTGCCCGCCCCGCCGTGGTCGTTCAGCGCCTTGGCCGCGGTCATCACGTCGGCGAACGCGGGCTCACCGGCAGGCTGCGCAGCGGGCGCAGTTGCAGGCGGGGTGGTGGGCGATGCCGCGGTCGTGGGCGTCGCGGGCGCACCGGCCGCCGCCGCCTCGGCAGTAGGCGGGGTAGGGGCATAGGTTGTCTCGGACCTCGCAGCGGTGGTGGTCGCGATGGCTTGGTCGGCCAGCGCCTTGAACTGGGACTTTTTTGCCTCGTACTCCTCCTTCGTCACCTGCACGGCGCCCTCGATCGTCGGGGCGTTCATGCCCGGCTCCTGGGCGAACACGGTGTTGTGCTTCTCGATCAGCCAGTAGACGGTGCCGGCCGGCGTGGCGTCGGTCTTCTTCGGGCGGCCGGGGCCCTTCTTCGTGGTGTCGGCGGCAGCGCCGAGTTCGGCCGGCGCGCTCACGCCGGTCTGCAGGATGGTGACGATCTGCAGCAGCAGCTCATTGGTGCGTTCGAGGGTCTGTTCGAGGCTCATCAAATTCTCCGGTTGAAAAGTGGGTCGCTTCACAAAGCGGAGCCGACTGTAGCGCATGTTGGTTCGCAAATGCAATACAACGTGGAACTAGGGTTTGCACCTGTGTCGCGGGCATTGTGCGTTTGCGAAACCTTGAGTACAGTCCGACCCATTCGCTGATGAGGTTCAGCGAGCAACCAGGAGAAGGAATTGAAGCTGACGAACATGATGCGAGACGCCTACATCTCGCAAGTCTTGAAGGACACCCCGACCACCGACATCGAGGTGCTGCGCCAAAAGGCGTGCGCAATCGCGATCGAAGACGCCTTGACTCGCGCACCGGCCGAAGTGAAGAAGCTCTGGAAGAGCAACACCCTGCGCCCGTGGGTCACGACGCGGTATCACCCCTTCCGCGGCAACTTGGGCCACTCGGTCTACCTGCCGGCCATTCCTGGTTCCGAGAAGCTGTCCAACGAAGCGCAGAGCAAGGTCGACGAACTCGACAGCCAAGCCCTGGCAGCGTTGACGACCAAAGACGCCCTGCGTAGCAAGCTCCGCGCCGTCGCCTACTCTTGCGCCACGCGCAAGCAACTCGCCGACGCGCTGCCCGAGTTCGAGAAGTACCTGCCGGCCGACGAGGCAAAAGCGGTGCGCAGCCTGCCGGTGGTGACGAACGTCGTCGCCGACTTCGTGAAGGCTGGTTGGCCCAAGGGTGGTGCAAATGCAAAAGCCTGAGTACGTCCGCACCCGCCGCCGCATGACACCGCTGTTCGGCGCGTGCCTGCTCGTCTACGTCATCCAGATCGTCTTCGCAGCCGTCGCGGGCGACTGGACCGAGGTGATCGGCTGGGGTCTCGCAGCCGCCTACAACATCCTCTGGGCCCTGGAGAAATGAGCATGTTCAAACGTCTTCTCGAAGCCTACGGCCTGCGCACCCCTGACGCGAAAGAGTCGGCGGCGCGCGAGCTGGCCGAAGCCAAGATCAACTTGCTGACCTACCTGCGCGAAGAGGAGCGGTATCGCCACAGCGCTCACTGCGAGCGCGAGCGCATCGCCCGGCTGCAGGCTTACCTGAGCGAGAAAGATGACTGAGCGCCGCCGCAACAACATGCTGATCTCGCTCGACATGCAGCAGGCCACCACGAAGACCGCGATGAGCTACTTCGGGCTCATGGAGATCAGCGGTCTGAGTCGCGAGTCGGTCGAGCACTGGGTTCGCCAGATGCGCAAGGCCGGCGTGATACACGTCGAGCGCTACGAGGCCGACGAGCGCGGGCGCTACTGCGTGCCGATGTTCCGGTTCGGCAAGGGCGAGGATGCTGAGCGCCCGAAGCCTCGACTCACCAACGCTCAGCGTCAAGCCGCCTACCGTGTGCGGAAGAAAGGTCTCTCACAATGAAACTCCGCAAGAACTGGGACCGCACGAGCGCCCCGATCACGTCCGACAAGTTCGTTCGCGTCGTCGTGGCCGAAGAATCATTCGATCGGCATGGGCACGTCGAGCAGCTGGAAGCACAGGTCGACGCGCTCGGCCGCTTCTGCCAAGCGCTGTTCGATGTTCTGCCCGAAAAGACCCGGGCAAAGATCGCCGCTGAGTTCGGTTGGGAGGTTGTCGAATGAAGAACGAGATCCAAACCTGGAGCGGTGGGGTCTTCGACTTCAACAACCCGGAAGATCACCTGTTCAGCATCTACGACATCGCACACGCGCTGTCGAACATCTGCAGGTTCACCGGCCACTCAACGAGCTTCTACAGCGTGGCTCAACATTCCGTGCTGGTGAGCATGATCGTACCGCCGTCAGTCGCATTGGCGGGCCTGCTGCACGACGCCGCTGAAGCCTATATGGGTGACGTGGCCGCACCGCTGAAGGCGCTGCTCCCCGAGTACAAGGCGATCGAGACCCGTGTCGAGCGTGCGCTGCTCGTGCACTTCGGTCTGAACCCGGTGCTCGACCCGATCGTCAAGTACGCCGACCAGCGCGCGCTGGTGACCGAAGCCCGCGATCTCATGGTGCGGCCGATCGTGATTCCGAACGTCCAGCCGACTGCCTACCGCATCACGCCGCTGTCACCGGCCGAAGCTGCGATGGTGTTCATCGAGCGGTTCAACGAGTTGACCGTGGGCCTGCGCACGCGGGTTGACCTGGGTCTTGCGGTGGGAGGTGTGTGATGCCGTTCTTCAGAGACACCAACGCGATTCTCGCGAAGCCCAAGCAGCCCATCGAGTACATCGTGGTCAGCGACACGAACAGCAGGGTCTTGCTGAGCACAGAGAACCGCTACGAGGCTCAGAAACTCGCCACCAAGATCCGAGCCGCGGGTGGATCAGTGACTGTCTTCAGGAGCACCAAGCTGTGATCGCCAGTTTGCACATTCAAATCTCACCCGACCACCCGCGAGCTTGAGGCCGTGGGTCTGATCCGCCGGCACAAGCCGGGGCCCTTCAAGACCTCGCTGTTCTGGTGGTGCGGCGCTACTTCAGCAACCGCAACATCTGCTTGACCCGCGCGCCGGGGCCTGAGAAGGCCGTGGTGCGCTTTTTTCGTCGTGGGTGGTGTCCAGGTAGCCGGGCGCCAGTTGCAGCGTCTTCTCGATCTTGCGCGCCGTCTTCTCGGTGATCTCGCGGCTCTGGGCCGGGCCGGTCATCTGGCTCAGGAAGCTCGGGTTGAGATACCCCATCTCTTTGGTGAGCTTCGTGAGCCCACCGCGGGCTGCGATGAGACCCCTGATGTTTGCGCGTCGGATCTCGGTGATGTCGCGTGCCATCCTGTTCTCGCGTGTGGTTGCGGGAAAGAGCGTTACGCATAGATACTCTAGAGTTCACCAGTTGTCAAGTTGTATCGCAACTGCGAAACTCGGCAACATGCGTGAAGAAACCACCCCTCTGCTGGAAGCGCTGCGTTCCTGCACCGTGCCGGAGCAGCACGACTTCGCCAAGCTGGCGAAGACCAAGCGCAACTACCTCTACCAACTCGCCTGCGGCGAGCGCGTGCCAGGGCTCACCCTGGCGCTGCAGATCGTCAACGCCTCGATCGAGATGCACGTCCGCACCCGCGGCCGGGTGCCGAAGCTCAAGGTCGCCGACCTCGTGACGGCCTAGGGGTTTGCACCTATTGGCGTTTGCGAAAGCTAGATTAGAGTTCGTACATCGCAACGCAACTGGAGAACGAGATGGCTGAAGCAACCTACCCCTGCGCGAACGCCAAAGGCGGCTACATCAAGTGCAGCGTCGATGAGTGGTTGACGCAGCAGATCCTTGAAGGAAGCAAGAAGAAATGAACAAGCCCCACAAGCACGCCGAGAAGATCCACGCCTGGGCCGATGGTTCTCAGATCCAGCGATTCAGCAACGAGTTCGACGAATGGGTCGATGACCGCGACCCTCGGTGGTACATCGACGAGAAGTACCGCATCAAACCGCGCATTGAGACGCGCCGCTACCGGGTGGCGCTGCTCGGCACCACAGCCATCACTGTCACCAACGAAGACCAAGCCAAGCTGACTGAATCCGCACCGCACTTCCACTCCTGGCTCACCGACTGGATCGAATACGAGGTCGAGGTGCAACCTTGAACGCAAGATCCATGTTCGGCCCGCTGACTGGGCCCGGAGCCGTTCGCAGTTGCGGCATCTGCAAGACCGGCCACTCGATGACGGGCACCGACTGGTGGAAGCACCCGATCCTGAAATGGTGCTGCGCGGCCTGCGGTGAAACCGACCCCTGGCGCCGCAAGCAGGTAGCTCGCGTCGGTACGCTGGTTGCTGAGGGCAAGGCGCTGGAAGCGATCGCTCGTGAGACCGGCCTGGGCGTGAAGACCGTGCGAAACATTCGGGATCGGCTGCTGCCGGCCGCCGCATGAACTGCCCCGAGTGCGGCGCCGAGAGCAAGGTGCTCGGCTCGAAGAACCTAGAGAGCATGACGGTCGTCTACCGGCGGCGCGTTTGCGGGTCGTGCGATCACAGGTTCAGCAGCGTCGAGGTGACCGCGGCCATCTGGGGATCTCTGCGCGAGCGCGTCCAGCGCAGCACGCAGGCGATCGTCAACCGCCGCTGGATCGTGAACCGGAACGCTCAGATCAAGCGGCGCTACGAGGCCGGCGAGAAGCAGGCGGTGTTGGCCTGTGAGTTTGGTCTGTCGCCGGGGTCGGTGTCGCAGATCGTCAATCGGAAGAGAGGTTTGAAGTGAGTGATGTTGAAGCAATCGAGTTGGAGGTTTGCCTGTTCTGCGGCGCGCGTGTCGAGTCGCCTTGCGACGAACCCCCGCCAGACATCTGCGAGAAGGCTATCGACACCGCCTACGGGAGTCCGCTATGAGCGATGTTGAAGCCCTTGCCGACCTGATCGCAGAGCGCGACAGGCTGAACCGACTGCTTGACGAGGCAGTAAAGCGCAATGACCAGATGACAGATTGGTACACGGCCGCCCAGCAAAAGGCGGTCGATACCGAGGCCGAGCGCGACAGGCTGCGCGCAGATGTGCGTGAGCTGGTGGAGTTCGTCCGCCAGTTCAACGGATGCGCCTACCCCGTGGCCAAGGAGATTGACCCACGCGGGCACAGGTGGTCTGAGATTTGGCTTGACCACGCGCTGAGGGTGTCCACCGCCCTGCTGGCAAAGCACAACCCCCTGCAAGCCCTGGCCGACAACGCTCGAGAGCTGGGACTGACCTATGAGGATGGGAGCAAGACATGAGCAACGAACTGCCGCCGCTGCCTCACCCAGTCACACACATTCTTCTCGGCGACGACTCTGAGGATGTGTTCACCGCCGACCAAATGCGCGACTTCGCCCGCGCCGCTGTACTGCAAGAGCGGGAGGCCCGCGCAGCACTGGCTGCGCAACAGGTGCCCCCCGATACCGCCATCCAGCAGCTCCAGGAGCAGAAAGACGGGGCCTACTTGGAGCGGAACCGCTGCGTGGCCGCGCTTGCACGAATGGCCCTTGCCCTGGGCCAGCGAGCTGGCCGCGCCAAGACCGCCATTGATGGGTGGGATCCTGCGTGGCACGGCTGCATCTATATCGACCTGCCTACGGGACAGGTGAGCTGGCACTACCACGAGAGTCAGTCCGACCTGTTCACCGGCCTGCCGGAGTACGCCGGCCGGTGGGATGGCCACGACACCCCAACAAAGTACGAGCGACTTGCGGCAGCTTTCCCGGCGCTGGCCGCCGCCCCACAGGCGCCGGCTGTGCAAAGCGCGCCGACCACCTACCTCCAGCGCTTTGGCGATGCCCTTGCCCTGCTGTGCTCGGGGCTACGCCCGACCGACGACATGATGGCTGCGTGGCTTGACATCGCGCAGGACGATCATCGGCTGCAGGAGTTCGCCATCGAGCACGGCCCAAGCTGGGCGCAGGGTATTGGCGTCATCGACGCGGCCCGCGTTCTCGCAGACCAGCCCGAGGAAGACGCGGGGCACGAAGAAGCGCCACAGGTGCCGGCCGACGAGGCTCGCAGGCAGGCGCAAGCAGAGGCCGCAAAGCTCAAAGGCGACATCCTCAAGATCGCTACAGCGATCACCAACGCCGGGTTCACGCTGATCCAGACCGAGCACGGCTATCAGGTGCGCAAGTTCGGCCCTGCTGTTGCGCAAACTGCAGCCCCCGGCACCCCGCAGCCAGCAGAGCCGGCGCCGCTGACGGATGAGCAGGTCCTGGCTGCCGCCCGCGAACTCAACAAGCTGGAGGCCGAACGCTGCGGAGTCGATGAGGCTGGCTCGTGGAAGCAATACGGAAACGCCTGCATCATCGATGCGAGCAAGATCCTGCGCGCCGCCCGGCTAGTTGCACAGACGCCGCTGACCTACACGCAGCTCATGGATTGCGCCCGCGCAGCAGATTGGCCGCCTTCGATGATTTCGGCCTTCGTGCAGGCGAAGCTGGAGGTGTTCGCCAGGGCCATCGAAGCCGCCCACGGCATCCGCGCCGCTGGCGTGAAGGAGCCGACATGAGTGACAAGCCAGAAGCGCTGCGGTTGGCTGACGCGGTGGACCTGCTGTGGATCAATGGCATGGCACCAGAAGTCGCAGCCGAGCTTCGCAGGCTCCACGCCGAGGTCGAGGCGCTGCGCTCGGAGCGTGACAGGCTTGTGGAGGACCGCGCCCGATTCCCGGACAGGCCGGACGACATTGGCCGCATGATTGGTGCGCGCCTCGGCAGTTTGAAGTCTGCCGCCGAGAGCAACGAAAGGTTTTGGCGCGCGGCACAGGCGAAGGCGGAAATTCTTGCTGCCGAGGTCGAGGCGCTGCGAGCTGATGCCCTGCGGTATCGCTGGCTCGCAGATCGCTGCCGCAGAACGCCGGAGCACTGGGGCGGGCGCTGGTCAATCATCATTGATGGCCCCTGCCCGAAAGAAGGCCCTGGGCCTGATGTTGTGGGCGCAGCCATCGACGCCGCCATGGCGAAGGAGCAGCCCAAATGACCCGCGAAGAACTGCTGTCACTCATCAAGCTCCTGAGCGCCCTGGAATCCTGCCTGCTGGTCAGTAAGGTGCCGGTGCCGGATCACTTGTGGGAAGTTTTCATGGCCTGCCAGGAGCGGCTTGAAAAGGAGTTGTTTGCATGAGCACGATTGAAGTGATGCGCAAGGCGCTGGAGGCGCTGGAGTCCCCCGCTGGAGCACAGGCTTGCAGCATGTGCATCGAAGGACCCGAAGACGAGTACTGCTGCCGCTCGGAGCAGTGGCGGGCTGTATTCGCCCTCCGCGCCGAAATCGCGCGGCTGGAGGCTGCGGAGCCGGTGGCGTGGGGTATGGTCAACGCAGAGACCGGCCTGATCCTTGATGTGATCTGCCCCGAAGAACATGCGCGCGAGCCGGGTAGCTACACGATCCCGCTCTACGCCGCCCCCACCCCGCCAGCCGCCATCCCGGCGCTGACGGACGAGGAAACACTGACTGCCGGCGACTGGTTCGGCGCGGACGTTGTAGACATGGCTCGCTGGGCCTACGCCCTGGCCGCTGAAAGAGCAGGGGTGTCCATCAAATGATCGAAGTCAAGATCAATGCGCTCGACGTTGTGCGCGACAAGCTCGGTGTGATCCGCAAGTTGAAGGAAGCTGGCATTCCGATCGTCACTCGTCCAAGGTTCACATCTTGTGGTTACTACGACCCGGTTGTCACGGTCGAGAGCGGCCGGCTGGAGTGCTTCGACGACAAGCTGGAAGACGTTCGCGTCATCCGCTGGCATGAGTGACCGACACTGCACCCTCTGCGGTGGCTCCGGCCACCTCGCCAAAGACTGCCCTTGGACAACCGATGACCCCTGGACTTCCACCCCGCTACACCGACACGAAGGCATACGACGACCTGCAGGCCGCCCTGGTTGCGATCGGCCGGCAGGTGAGGCTGTCAGGCAACAAGAAGCTGATCTATCACCTGCTGGTGCTCGAAGCATTTCGCGACGTGGCCGTGAAGGTGCTCGACCAGACCGACCCCGAGGTGCTGCGTGCGGCGTCGAGGGACTTTGAGATCAAGGCGCACTTGAGCCTCCTCGGGTAATCCCTTTGTTGTTTGGCGATTGCGACATTACACTGTCGTTCCGCCAGCCTTAGTTCCACCCCCTTCCCATCCGCAAAGGTCATTGGGGAGGGTCTGCCACCCGGTTTTGCGGCCGGGGTGGCTGGCGTCATCGGCAGGCCCTCCCCCATGGCCGCAACACAAGGCACGCCAGCCATGAAATCCTCCCTGAAAAACACCACCACCAGTCTGCTCAAGAGCCTCGCGCTCGCAGCCTGGATCGCCGTGCTTGTCGGCCTCACCATCGCAGGCTCCGTCGCCTTCGGCGGTCTGCTGCGTGAGGTGGTGCGATGAGCGCCGCCGAAACCGTCAAGGCCCTCGAAGAGCGCGGCGTCCTGTCCACCTTCACCCCGGTTCACCAGCAGGCCCTCGCGCTGTGGCAGGCGTGGATGGACGGCCTGAAGATCGACGACCGCGTGGGTGTGCACACCGGCGCTACGAACTACGTCATCGGCCGGGTGGTGCGTCTGACGACCACGCTGGTCGTGGTCGAGATCCGCGGCTGGGCGCAGTTGCAGCGCTTCCGGCGCAAGGACGGGGTGCGGGTCGGTGACGGCAGCGGCATGTGGTCCAAGAAGACCCGCATCGTCCAGTTGACCGAGCACGTCGAGGGGCTTATCCATCGCAGCCGCATGCTGCTGGAGCTGAACCGCCTGATCGACGATGGTCGCCGTGATCGGTTTGCCAGAGTTCCCGATAGCGCACTGGCGCGGGTTGTGGAGTTGTTGAAGGGTGGTGCGGTGTGAGGTTTGGTTCTGTATGCAGCGGCATTGAAGCCGCGTCCGTCGCGTTTGAACCGCTCGGCTGGAAAGCTGCATGGTTCTCTGAGATTGAACCCTTCCCCAGCGCCGTTCTCGCCATCCACTATCCGACCGTTCCAAACCTCGGCGATATGACCAAGATCGCTGAGCGGATTGCCGCAGGGGAAGTTGAAGCCCCGGACATGCTCTGTGGCGGCACTCCTTGCCAAGCCTTTTCTGTCGCCGGGCTGCGTCAATCCTTGTCGGATGAGCGCGGCAATCTGTCTCTTGTCTTCTGTGAACTTGCCGATGCCATTGACCACACTCGAATCCAGCGAGGCGCCGAGCCTTGCGTCGTCTTCTGGGAAAACGTACCCGGAGTCCTCAACACCAAAGACAACGCCTTCGGCTGCTTCCTTGGAGCGCTTGCCGGCGAAAGTGATGCGCTCGTCCCGCCAGGGGGCAAGTGGGCAAACGCTGGTGCTGTGCTTGGACCCAAAAGGGCAATCGCGTGGCGGGTTCTCGACGCCCAATATTTCGGACTGGCCCAACGACGCAAGCGTGTGTTCGTTGTCGCAAGTGCTAGAGAAGGGTTCGATCCCGCAGAAGTTCTTTTTGAGTTCGACGGCGTGCGCCGGGATTCTGCGCCGAGCCGAGAAGCGGGGGAAGGAACTGCCGGCCGCACTGAAGTTGGCCCTGGAATCGACTTCCAGAACGTAGCCGACACACAAGACCTCTGCGGAACCATGCTTGGCGAGGCGCAGCGCAAAGGTGGTCAAGCCGGCCTCGGTGTGCTCGAACCCGCCAGCGTTCAGACACATCGAGATGCGCGGAACGCTGGCGGGATGGGTCGGTTGGATTACGAGAGCGAGACTTTGATACCTCAGACTTTTGCGTGTGGGGGGATCGGCGCGTACAGCTACAGCAGCAGCAGCAGCAGTCTCATGGCATCTGGTTCGGACCTCGGTCCTGGTTGCGAAACGCTTGTCACCCACAGCCTGCGAGGCGAGGGTTTTGACGCCAGCGAAGACGGTACGGGGCGCGGTACGCCGTTGGTGCCAGTTGCTTTCAGTTCAAAAGACTACGGCAACGACGCAACCTTCGGGTTGTCACCTACGCTGCGCGCGATGGGCCACTCAGGTAGTCACGCAAACGGCGGTGGTCAGATGGCGGTGGCGGTCGGGGTAACCGTCCACGGCACCGATCCAACTGTGCAGAAAATCGCCAGCTACGACGAGACTGCGCAGTGCCTCCGGGCTCGCACGCCGGGCAACATCGACAACAGCAGCACCACAGTCGTCCAGCACTCTATGCAAGTGCGTCGCCTCACACCCCGCGAGTGCGAGCGCCTGCAAGGCTTCCCCGACGACTACACGCTGATCCCCTGGCGCAAGAAGCCCGCCGACGAGTGTCCTGACGGCCCACGCTACAAGGCGCTTGGTAACTCGTGGGCTGTGCCGTGTGTGCGTTGGATCGGTCGGCGCATCCAGGCCCACCTCGGCGGCGATGCGCGACCTGTTCTGCGCATGCACCCCACGCTCGTCCCGAAGTTCCACGCCTTCTTGCGTCGCATTCAGCAGGGGGTTGCCGCATGACAGACCCTCTCTACAAGAACCTCGCCAGGGTGCTCGCGCCGCTGGCGAAGCGCATGCGCCGGGATGTCACCGCGCGCAAGGGCGTCAACGGCAGCTACTGGACCGCTGAGCCGCTGACGATGGCGATGCTGGAGCATCACGTCAACGGCGGGCCGGCGCGGGGGCTGTGTCCGATCCGCGAGGGTGAGTCGGTCACGATGGTCGCCTGCCTCGACTTCGACAGCCACAAGGGCGAGGTGCCCTGGCCGCGCATGGTGCAGACCGTGGCGGCCGTGGCCGACCAGCTCACGCGCCGGGGCCTGGAGCCGCACCCGTTCCGCTCCAGTGGCGGCAACGGTGTGCACCTCCTGCTGACCTGGGCCAGTCCGCAGGACGCCTACAGCGTGCGCTGTCTGCTGTCTGAGGCGCTGGCCGCCTGCGGGCTCAAGGACGGCGCTGGCGGGCTCGTGAAGGGCCAAGTCGAGGTTTTCCCGCGCCAAGACGAGGTGGGCCAGGGTGAGCACGGCAACCAGTTCATCCTCCCGCTCGCCGGCCAGTCCGTGCCGCTCGACCCGCTGTTCGGCTACGAGCCGATGTCGAAGGAGCACGCGCTGGGCCTGGAGTGGCACGACTCGCAGCCGGTGGCCCAGGTCGAGCGCCCCGTGCGCGCGGCCAGCGCCGGCGCGGCCGAGCCCGAGGCGCTGAGCGTCGTGCGCGAGGCCCTGTTCGCGATCCCCAACGACCCGGTGTTCGGAGACACCCCCAACTACTTCCAGTGGCGCGACCTGTGCTTTGCCGTGCACGAGGCCACGGGCGGCAGCGAGGAGGGCTACGAGCTGTTCGCGGAGTGGTCGGCCCAGAACCCCGCGCACGACGAGAAGTTCACCAGGAAGCGCGTCTGGGACAAGGTGAAGGACGCCGACCGGCGCAGCAGCGGCGCGATCACCCGCGGCACGCTGTTCCACACCGCGCGGCAGGCAGGCTGGGCCGGCGGCATGGCCCCCGAGCCCGACGCCGATGGGTTCGAGGAGGTGGGGCCATCCGAGGTGCGCGACTTGCCGGGCGCTGTTGTGGACCTGGGGCCCTCGCGCAGTGAGCAGCGCGCCGTGGCGCTGGCCGAGGAGCGCAACCAGATCTTCGAGGCAAAAGAGCGCTGGAAAAAGGCCATCCTCGACGCTGCAGATGAGCGCTCGTTGCTGACCGAGGTGTGCCCCCAGGTGGCGCAGGACAGCACGCTCGACGCCGTGGTGCGCGGGCTGCTCGCCGACGTGCTCAAGGGCAAGCTCGTGACGCTGGGCTCGAAGGCTTCGATAGCCGACTGCCGCAAGCTGATTGCGCCGCTGAAGAAGGAACGCAACGTCGATGAATCCAACTGGACGACAGGGTGGGTTTACGTCACCGATGAGGATGCGTTCTTTCGGATGAATAGCGAGGAGGTTCTGTCTATGCAGGGCTTCAACGCAAAGTTCAACCGATTTCTTCCACCGGCCGAGGAGGGTGAGTACCGCAAGACCGCGGGCTGGGTGGCGCTGGAGGACTACCGTCTGCGCACGGTCACCCGGCGCATCTACCTGCCCTGGGCGGGCCCGACCTTCGAGATGAACGGCGTGGAGTGCGCAAACCGCTTCAGGCCGTCGTCGATGCCTGATCTGGCCCGCGAGTACACCCCGGCTGGAAAAGCGGCGCTGGCGCGCATCCAGGCCCATCTGCGGCTCGTTGTGGGTGGCCGGGAGGATGTGCTGGGCGTGCTCCTGTCCTGGATGGCCTACAACGTCCAGTACCCGGGCAAGAAGATCCGCTGGGCCCCGCTGGTGAAGGGCGTGCAGGGTGACGGTAAGACCCTGATCGGGCGGGTGCTGGCGGCGGCCCTGGGCGTGTCGAACGTCAAGGACGTCTCACCGAAGGTTTTGAGCACCCAATTCACCGATTGGGCTCACGGCGCGTGCATCGGTATCTTGGAAGAGATCCGACTGAGCGGCCAGAACCGCTACGAGATCCTGGACGCGCTGAAGCCCTACGTGTCGAACAGCACCGTCGAGATCCACCCAAAAGGGTCTGCACCGTTCAACACCGTGAACACGATGAATTACCTCGCGTTCACCAACCATGCAGATGCGCTACCCATTGACGACACCGATCGTCGTTGGTTCATCATCTTCACACCTTTCCTCCAGATTGCTGACCTCGAAAAGCTGGTGGGAGAAAGGGGGCGGTACTTCGATGCGCTGTACGACGATCTCGAACAGCACCAAGGCGAGATCAGGAAGTGGCTGTCTGAGTTCCAACTGCACCCCGCCTTCAAGGCAGATGGCAACGCCCCGAAGACGGAAGAGAAGGGGTCCATGGCTGCGCTGAGTGTTAGCGCGGAGGAAGAGGCGATCGTTTCTGTGCTGGAGCGCGGCGCGGAGCACGTCACGAGCAAGGTGCTGACTTTGCGCGGTGTGCGGAACGCTTTGAGCAAGTTCGAGGATGTCGTTGACATCAGCGAGAAGGATGTCGCGAGGGTTTTGACACGCCTCGGATGGCTCAAAGTCACCGGCCAGATCAAGTGGGAAGGCCGGGTCGTTCGGGTCTGGATCAAGGGTCTGAAGGCGTCTGAGACCGACGAAATCAGGGCCGAACTGAGCCGATCGGTCGAATCCATGTGTTACCCGGACTCGGCCCACGACTTGTTCGCTTGAGGGTGCTTAGGTAACGCATTCGGCGGTGCGGGTAACAGGTCGGAATTTTGATGTGTTACCTCGCTAAGTCCTTGTCCTGCTTCTTCTTTTTCCATTTAGGTAACAGGTAACACATAAAGTGAAGTCGGAGATGGGAGAGAAGAAGAAAAAAGTTTTCGTTGCAATAGGGTGTATTTCAATATTTTCTAGTGCAACAAAAATTTTTTCTAGGAAAGCTGGACGGAATAGGAAAAACGCGTTACCTGGCGTTACCTGTTACCTGACGGGCGGGCCGGAAAAGGCGGTTTGGAACTTGCAAAAATTGCGAAATCGACTGAACTTGCAAAAAATGTGAGTTCATCAGAAAGGCTAAAAATGGATCTGCAGAACAGCACTTTGGACGACATCTCGGCCGTCATTGGGTTTTCAGCGACCCTTCGGTTGTCGGCTTGGCTGGGGGATTTGAACTACCTCTACGTGCCGTCTGAAGTGAGCGAGGAACACTTCCTGGCTAAGCTCATTGGGATTTCAGCGGCAAAAGCGCTGAGCAAAGAGTGGGGTGGCGAAAGCCTTGCCATCCCGTTCGCGAAGCCGTTTGAGGTTGATGTCAAGCGCCGGATGGTGTGCCGGATGCTTGAGCAAGGGTTCAACACGCGAGAGATTGCTAAGTTCCTGCAAATCAGCGAGCGACGGGTTCAGCAGATTCAGCGCGAGCTTGAGATGGCTGGGTTGATCGACCCCTTGACCATCGTCAAGAGGGTCAGGCAGAAAGCGGTGTCCGAATCCACTGGCGATTCTTGCTAGGAAAAAGCGGCTTTCGGTTTTAGCCCCAATTTGCTCAAACCAAAAGACCCCTCGGATTTTGCTGCAATTTCCTCCAGCAAAAATCGGTCTGGCAAACCTCCCCCAGATTCGATCCGAAATCGTCACGCAGACCGCTGACAGCGGACAGTGCTCCCGCACCGTGTAGAGTCGGCGTCCCATGGACGACCTGACGAACTACCCCGAAGCCGCTCAGCACATCACCCTGGTCAACATGGTGCGCTCGTTCCTCCAACTGGGCGACAACCCCGAGGTGAAGCTGACGCTGGTCGCCAGCACGACAGACGGCGATCACCGGCTCGACAGCGACCTGGACGCCGAGGGCTTGGTGGATCTGCTGCAGACGCTGCAACTCAAGGTCCAGGCCCGGGTCGAGGCGCCCATGTACGAGCGCGCCAAGCCCCTCAAGCCGATTCACTGAGCGCGGTCTAGTTCGGCTGACTGCTGTCAGCGGTGAGTGCGAGGCCCGCGAGCCGGATGGCTGCGACGGCGCGCTTGTAATCGCACGACGACACGCTCTCCCGGGCCAAGTAAGCGTCCCTGGCCGCCTCCGCGGCGGCGCGCAGGGCCGAAGTCGTCACGCCCTGAGCGGACAGGGCTTCCAGCATCGACTCCACCAGCACCGTGAGGCTGGCGATGGGGACGAGCTGACTGTGCTCAGCGGAAAGCTGTTCGGCGACAGCGCCGATAGAAAATTCGATGGTCAAGCGGGCTCCTGGTGGACAGGCCCCGCTGAGTGGCCGAGCGGCCCCTTTGTCAGCGTGCGCTGGACCGGCGTGCGCGCCGAGCGGCAGGGTAGTGGTGGCGCCCGAAATGAAAATTGAACGGGCGAGGGGGTGTACCCCGGGGGTTGGAAATGGAAATTGAACGGGCGAGGGGGTCTACCCCGGGGGTTCACAGAGCGTGACAGTTCGGTGAGTGGTCGCGCAAGCTCGACCGTTGGCCGCGCGCCGAAATCGTGCGCCGGGCACTCCTTTGGTGCAGGGCACCGCGTTGAAAAATTTCAGCGGGCCGATTACGTCTGTAATCGTTCGCTTTTTGGCTCTGGCGCTGGCGAAAGAATCTTGCGCTGCAGGCATGGGCTGGCCCCCTTTTCTTGCGCGCTTTCGTTGCGATGGACCGGCCTTCAAGGAAAGAGCGCGGCGCCCTGGGCCTGCGCTGGTGGCCTGAGCTGTGGCGCCCTGGGCCTGCGCTGGTGGCCTGAGCTGTGGCGCCCTGGGCCTGCGCTGGTGGCCTGAGCTGTGGCGCCCTGGGCCTGCGCTGGTGGCCCGAGCTGCGGCGCCCTGGGCCTGCGCTGGTGGCCTGAGCTGCGGCGCCCTGGGCCTGCGCTGGTGGCCTGAGCTGCGGCGCCCTGGGCCTGCGCGCAGGCCACCAGCGCAGGCCGGGTTTCTGGTGTCGGGCTGGCATCGGTCGATTGACCCCCAAAAGCAAAAAGGGCGCCGCCCCTTTTCAGGTAGCGGCGCCCTCAGGCGCATCCGGGTTTAGGCCCCCGGGCCGGGCTTGGGATTAGGTGCGGCTAAACGTCACGCGCGGCCATGCTTTGCGCGCTTCGTCGCGCGCTTCGCTCTGGCTGGCGAATCGGTCAACCCGGCCGGTGTTGTGCAACAAGAGCCAGGGGGTTTCTGGCGTGGCGTAGTCGGCCATTTTTGGCTGTTTTGCGATGCTGGCGACGAATGCGCCTTGCGAGTAAACGTGCAACATGGCGAACCCTTCAATCTTCAAAATACGATTCGGAATCAAGCGCGCCGATATGCTCGGCCAGAATCTCTCCGCCTTGCATTAGGGTGACGGATTCACCCGCTGCCCGGCCTTGCATTTCTTTGCTGCAAAGCACATATTCTGCGAAAGTTGCGCGCGCTTGTTTTTCGCAAGCATACTCGCACACAGTACCGATATTCCCGACAATGATGATATACATGTTGGTTTCCTTTCAATCGAATAGAGCGCGCATCCAAACGGAGCGTCCGAGTGCTTTTTGAGCTGCCCGATAAACGCGTGCAGCGGCGCGCGAATTGAAAATCCGGGTCTGGCCGTCGGCCGAGACAAGGTAGCGGGTGGGATGGGGCATGGTTTAGGCGTCCCTTTCAAAAATATCCCAACAGGCATTCCAGAGAATGCGCGCTTTGTTTTGCTCTTCGTCGCGCAGTTCTTCGTCATCCCATGCCCCATATTCGCTCAGTTCTCGCCGGATCGCATCGGCCGGGATCTTGGCGAGCTGTTCAACCATATAAGGTTCCTGCAGCAGCGCAGCCACGGCAGCATCATTCGCCCCGGACTGAGCGACAGAAGCGACATCCCCGCGTTTAATCTGCAGTTCAACGGCGCCGCTTGAACTGGTGAACCATTCCAGCGCTTCGTCCCCCATGTCAACCCAGCACTGCCACTTCGCATAGAACTGGCTCTGCTCCGTTTTGCGAAACACAACACGCGCAGCGCCTGCAGCAAACGCCCGTTTCGCGCATTCTTCCGGGTTGTCCGTTTGACCTGGGAAAAAGCCCGATTCTTGCGAATCGTCGCGCAGCGAAAAGCCTGCAGACTCAAGCTCTGAGGGTTCCACCCAAGATGGCAGCATCCCCAGGGGTTGCCCCGGGCGATCGGATGCAAGCGCTTCGATCCACTCGGCCGCGCCATCGTCGCGAAACAGGTATTCGCACCACTCCGGCGGTAGGATGGCCGATGGCTGCCACCCGTAAGAATCCGGCTCTGTGCGGTATGCCTTGCCATGATCATATGAAATAACCCATTCGTCGGACCATTCCAGCGAAAATCCGCATTTTTCCAACCAGTCGGCCAACCCCTTCGGAATGTCGTTCCAATTGGCGAGAATCACGCCTTTTTCGGGCTGGCTATATCCGGGCTCGCCGTATTGGGCGCACCATTCGACATGGTGCGATTCGGTCAAATACTGCAGGGCTTTTTTCTCTTTGTTGGTAGCGCGCATGGTTTAGGCTCCCTCATAAACCGCGCGGGCTTTTTCAACGTCAGCACGGGCCGCGCGCAATTCAGCGATGCGCTCCCGGCAGTGTTCGCGCCAGTAAGCGCTAACGTTTCGGGCCTCGAATGCGTTTCTAACGTCACACTCCACCGCTTCGGCATGCCCTTCGGCATCCTGCAGCTCGTCGAATCGTTCGCTATCTTCCCGGGCCGATTCTGCGAAGCGTTCAGCGTGGCGGCCTGCAGCGCGGGCGGCGTAGCGTTCAGAATCGAACACTTCGGGGAAGTACACCCGCTCCCCGTTATCGTCCCAGTGATAGCCGGCAATAAAGCGCCCATGCGGCAAGCGGCCGACAATACCGCGCGCTTTGCCGCCACAGTGCGAGTCGGTGTACCAACCCGTATGGTCCGGGCCGCCTTCGCATTCATCGGCGAAGCGCTCGCCACGGAATTGTGCGCCCCCGTGGGTGTACCAACTGCCGACACCTTCACCCAGTCCGATGCAAAAAGCGGATTCCCAATTGTGAAAGCCCCATTTGCGAACATCTCGCCAGGTTTTCGGCTTGCTATTGTCCGGGCAGCGCGGATAGCGGATCGCGTGATTGTTGAAAGCCACGCGCATCATGGCGAGCCGGCGCGCTGCCGGGATAGTAAGGTCGAAGAATCGAATATCTGACATGCAAAATCCCCTTAGGGTTATCAGCGGAAAAGCCCGCCGGCGTTTCAGGTGCAACACTGCGCCCGTGTATGCGCTCGTTTTGGCAAGCGCATAGGCTGGCGGGTTACAGCCAAGAATGTTTGAGGGCGTACCCGCCGCAGGTGTCGGGCTGGCCGTTGCGGGCGCCGTGGGGCTTGCGGGCGCCGTGGGGCTTGCGGGTGCCTTTAGGCCAGAGAGCCATCCCCAGGTTATAGACAAGGGAAAAGCCCATATCCATGCCACAGCCGCCCATGCGGATGCCCGGCCCGTTGCGACTTTCGGCAATGCCCGTTGCATCGGATGCCAGACAATCGATGTTGCGCAATTCACCCTTATGGACAATGCACAGCGAAATGTCGCGATACATTCCCGACCTAGAAACACTGCGCAGGATGGTGTAAACCTTCTGGCCGGGCTTGATGATCTTGCGCAGTTCGACCCGTGCGTATTCTTGGCGCGCGGCGTAGCCTTTCGCACCTCCGCCAAGGTTTTCGCATTCCTTGTGATACTCGGGATGCTCGGTTTCAAACACTTCACCCGAGGGGCTGCGCATGTAGGTTTTAGCCATGGTGTAGTTTCCTTTCAGCGATTAGCAGAATGCGCGCACCAGAGGGCGCGAAATGATCCAAGCGGCAACGGTGCAGAGGGTCAGGATGAGGGCGATCATTTGGCAGCTCCTTGCGGGTTTTTTGTTGCGATGGTGTGAACTGTAGGCGATGTTTAGCTAATGCGCAATGGCGTGTCGTAACTTTTTTCTAGGTGCACACCCAGGGCCTGCACACCCAGGGCCTGCACACCCAGGGCCTGCACACCCAGGGCCTGCACACCCAGGGCCTGCACACCCAGGGCCTGCACACCC